TGGAAACTGACCAAAGAGTTCTCTCGTGGTGACGTGGTTCAAAAGATCAACGTCATTAATGGGGATCTTTCACCCTATGTTGGAACGGTAACTGCTGTCCACAAAGGCCTTGGTGTTCTCGATGTCCAGTGGCCATTTGGTAACGAACGGGTCTTCCCTGATGACGTGGTGCGTGTAGCTCCTCAGTTCATCAGGTACCTCCCGCCACAGTTTGACCAGAGCTACGTCACGGTCGAGATAGAGAGGGCAAGGAAGGAAGCATCTTCTTCATCCCTCTGGAGGCAAGGATACTTCCAGCCTGCCCTTTATCGAGACCTGGCGAAGCACTGGCATCGGGGTGCAAGTGAGATCATTGCCTATGATGACCTCTATCGAATCCTTGCCCCTAATGTAGATGATGATGCTCTTCGTGATGAGGTTTCGAAGTTCTACCGGTTCGCTAAGAATGCTGGTGAACTTCGAATCCAAAATCACATGGAGAAGTCAGCTGCTTACTGGGTAGCTCAGAATCGTCAGTACCGAGCCACGGGGCAAGACATCAAGCTTGGAAAGCCTGCTTGCCCCAAGTGCTCCAATCGAATGAGATGGGCCACTTATAGGATGCAAGAGGGGGCCAAACACAAGGTCTTCGCCTGCCCTAAGTGCCTCTACCTTATTGATCCTGTGTCTGTACTCGGACCTACAGGTGATCCCCACAACTGGCTTGGAGTGAGTCCCTAATCATGGGTTTCCCAAAGTACGCACGAGCTAGGGTCACTAACGCGACTGTCAACCAAGCTAATTGGGAGGACATTCGTGCGAAGGCTTGCGTACCCTCACCCTCCTTTGAGCTTAGGAAAGCTTCTCAGGTTGTACTCCAGCAGTATGATCCTGGGCAGTACCTCCTCTCTCACTGCACCATCATCGCTTCGGTCGATAGTGAAGCTCCGACTGGGATGCCTACGGGCAAGCAGATGTTTGATGGTGTGCAGATTGACCGTAAGTACCCAGACTTCTACATTACTACTGGGACCACCAAGTACATCAATAACAACAATGATGCTTGGGAGAGAAAGTTACTTCTCGCGTCTTTTCGCACGTTCATTGGTGGTGAGAACTACGTTGAGCATATTCAAATCCCAGAGCTGTCTAAGGGCAAGATCATCGATGCCGCAGCTAGGGATATTGGAGATTCAGTTTACGTAGACATCCTGATTGCTACCGACCGGAAGCACAAGGAGCTCATAGCTGCGATCTTAGATGGGACCCTCAGCACCCTCTCTATGGGGTGTCATGTTTCGTTCACAGTCTGTACTAAGTGCGGGAACGTAGCTGAGGATGAGACTCAACTCTGCCGTCACATTAAGTATGAGAAGGGTCAGTGGTTCGTTGATCCTTCTGGGGTGCGCCGGAAGATTGCTGAGCTGTGTGGCCACGTCAATGTAGAGCCCGGTTCAGTAAAGTTCATCGAGGGGTCTTGGGTAGCTAACCCAGCCTTCGTTGGAGCTGTCCTCAATAAGATTCTGGACCCGAAGACTGCCCTATTAGCTGATGCAGCTAGGCAGAAGATTCAGGTTGCCTTCTCTCGTCCCATTGAAGTTTTTGACGTCAATGCGATGCAGAAGGCTGCACGGTTTGCCCCGAAGCCAGGTACTGGATACAAGGCTGTCCCAGGGGATCACCTAGCCTACCTCTATGATGGACCTTCCTTAGGGAGTCTCAAGGTGCCACCAGCTTTCTCTGGGAGTGAGAGAGCAGCTCAGGCTCTTGAGGATAGGCTTTCTCAGATTGATAGGACCTCTGAGGAAGACTTCCCGGGAGAGTCTGATCTAGCCCCTGCTCCAAGTGCAGCACCTGAGGAAAAGGATCACCCCTTTAAGAAGACCATCGATGACCTCTACAACTCGATAGTTCAAGAGGTTACTAAGAAGGTCAAGAAGGACTTAGAGGACGCAGGTAAGGATGGAGAGCAGTCCACATTAGACCCAAACAAGTCTAATGAGTCTCTCATCAAGTCTGCTCTACGGTACCCCAAGTGGGTGACTCAAGCTAAGGTAGTGACTGCTAATATCAAAGACACTAACATTGCAAAAAGTGTGTTAGCTGGCTTGATTCTACATGACCTGGGTGGGTGGGAAGCAGTTGCTCAGGCAAAAAGATTTAGCGGACGTGAGATTCTTGTTATGTGTCGTCTTCTGGAGAGGGCAACTAAGAAGTCCTCTTCCGCAGGTGACACTCGGATGTACATGACCGTTATCGCAGTAGGCGGAACGGGACCATATCCAAATGTAGATGATTACCTTACTGCTTGTAGTGAGGTAATGGGACGAACCCCAATAGTTTCCGAGAGAGCTCAACTGATCGAAAAAGGTAAGTTGTTCTCCCTCGGTACCCGATGAAGCTTTTATACGCCTACTCGATAGCAAGAAAGGGATCACATCCATGACCCGCGAGCGCAGTACCTGGAACATCAACCATATCGCCAAGCAGGCGGGTCTCAAGGTTGCCGACCCGTACACCATGAACAACCCCGAACACGCTCAGCAGCAGCCCGCCGCTGATGCTTACGTGATCGGAGACCCTTCGGACTTCGCTGAGGACGTTCACCCCTCGGCTGGTACTTGGGAGTCGGAGTACTCAGGTGGTCAAGTCAAGAGGAATGAGATCGGGATGCCGGAGATGAGGGGTGATACCTTCAACCATCCTGAGAAGACTGCCTCTAAAGAGGTTCTCACCAAGAAGGCTGCCCTCTGTGTAGCCATCGCCCGTGCCATCCTCCCCAAGACTGCTTCGAACGTTGACGTTGAAGAGCAGTCCATCTCTTTCATGCACCTCCCCGATTCCGAGGTCATGTCGACCTATACTCGCCTTGCTTCACAGCAAGAGGATCAGGGTCAGCAGGATGAAGGTCAGAAGCAAGCTCAGGATCAGCAAGCTCAGGCTCAGCAGGATCAGGAGAAGCAGGCTGGTAAGATCCCTCCTCAGTTCCTCGAGAACGTCAAGAAGAAGCAAGAGGAAGCCAAGGACGGCGACAAGGATCAGGGCAAGCAAGCTCAGGATCAACAGGAGCAGGATCAGGGCAAGCAGGATCAGGGCAAGCAAGCTCAAGATCAGCAGGATCAGCAGCAGGTTCAGGCTGCTCAGCAGGATCAGCAGGCTCAGGGCCAAGACGTTCAGGCAGCTATGCAGCAGCAACTGGCTCAGTTGATCCAGCAGGCTCAGCAACAGCTTCAGCAGTTGGCTGGTCAGCAGCAACAGGCTCCTCAGGTTCAGGTTGCTCAGATGCAGCAACAGAGTGCGGCTCAGCAGGTTGCTCAGGCAGTTCAGCAAGCCGTCGCTCAGGGTCAGGATCCAGTTGAGGCTTGTGCAAAAGCAATGGCACAGGGTCAGCAGATTCAGCAGCAGGGTAATGATGGTGAGCTCATCGATCAGATGTTGGCTCAGCAGACCCAGCAGCAGTCTCCAATGGCCAACATGGACATCGAACTCGACACTCCCACTATGGATGTCGGCGAAGTTCAACTCGGGCCAGAGGACGACATGCTTCGTTCGCTGTTCGCTAATGATGAGACTCAGCAAGCTGAGCAGGCCCAAGATGGTGGCCAGCAGAAGCAAGCTCACGCCGTCCGCACTGCCTCAACGAGGACAGTGGGTACGATTCCAACCCAGGGTGTCAGTCGTATCGGTGGAGGCTCAACAGCTTCTTCAACTGGTTCTGGTGACAAACTGGCTTCCATCTGGAGTTCAGCTCCAGACGTAAGGGAAGCATTCGGCATCCCCACTAATCGTTGAGTACGTTTTGGTAAGTGAGGGGTGAGCCCTAGTGACTCACTCCTCCTGCCGAACAAGCTCCTTCAGTCTCACGACTGCATAAATGTAGATGAAGATGAAGTTGACTCACTTTGACCCTTCAGGAGCAAGAATAACATGCCCATGTACGGACAAAGCTCGGGTGACTTCAGGGAAACTAGTGGTCGTGTTCAGTTGTTCCATGTTGTAACCCGCAATTCTGTGGGTGCCTTGGCAGCAGACGCTTTCACTCAGCTCAACCCTGCGCTCATCACAGCTGCAGCAGCAAAAAGCACGACCCTAGCCAGCATCACCAAGGTTGGTGTTCTCGGAGGATCGGTTGCTTTCACCCGACCCTCAGGCAACAACCTCATCGGTGGACCGCCTGGAACCCCGGGTGCGCACAACACCAACCTCACCAACCTCGTCACTGGTGCAAGGCCCCTCGGCATCTTCATCAATGACGCAGCTGGCAATGCCTACGAGAATACTCCCGGACCAGCTTCTGGTCGTGGACCGTACGTCTCGGGCTCAGGTTCCTGTGTGGGTGTGTCCATCTACGAAACTCAGAGCCAAGCCACGGATGCAAACCTGACTTGGGCTGTTGGAAACCTTGTGTACGCAAGTGCAAACGGTCTCCTCACTAACCTCATCGCAGAGGCTTACGAGTACTTGGCGGGAAGTACTACAACCGTAACCGTGATCGGCGTTGTCAAGGCAGTTCCGAACTCCGACACCCCCATGCTCGTGATCGATCTTCGGATCTGATCGAAGAAAGGACAAGGACCACGAACATGGTATCCAACGAAATTAAGCAGCAGATCATCAGTGAGTACATCAAGACCGCAGCTGGCCGAGCCAAGCTTGCAGCCTCGATGATTCAGCCTCTTCGTCTTCGAAGGGATTACACGGCTGTGGGTCGTAAGACCTTCCTCGTGGAGCAACTTCCCGACGGAGCACTCCCGATCTACGACAAGGATCCCGATGTCACCGCCTACGTGGTTGGTGAAGAGGGTGAAAACATCCTTGCCATCCAGAAGCCCCGTAGGGTCATCTTCCCGTTGTTCGAGATTGCCTCGAACCCCGAGATCCCCCTCACCCAGATCAAGGAGCGTCGCTTCGATCTGATCGAGCGTGCTCAGGATTTGGCGAAGGCTCAGATCCAGGCTGCTGAGGACGAGCGTGTGTTTGCGGTTCTGGACAGCATTGCTGTCTCGGGCTTCGACACCCTCCCCCAGACGAACCCCGACATCAACGTGGTTGCTCCAATCAGCCCAAGCGTCCTAGCGGATGCCTTTGCTGAGGTGGAACGTCACGACCTCCGCGTTGCCAGGATCTACATGAATGCGACGGACTATGCGGATATCCGCAAGTTCGGTCGTGACATCCTGGACATCGAGAGCCAAGCCGTTCTACTCAAGACTGGTCTGCAAGCGAACCTCTGGGGCGCTCAGATCATCACGAGTCGTTTGGTTCCTGCTGGCTTCGTGTACATCGCGGCGGAGCCTGAGAACTTCGGTCGCTTCCCGGTCCGTACGGAGTTGACGGTGCTTTCGGCCGACGACCCTAAGGCGAGGACGATTGGGTTCAGCTGCTTTGAAAATGTCGGCATAGGCGCATTCAACCCACGTGGACTTACACGTCTGCTTGTTACTCGCGTCTAAGCCTAACTAGGCTAGATTGATGAAGGCCGGGTTTCCGAAAGGACTCCCGGCCTTCTCGTATTAAAGCTCCATTAGTACCCGGGTCATTGACACCTCAAAACTTCATGGTACGGTTTAGCATGAAGCTCGTACCTTGTCCAATCTCTGAAGCTGAACTCCGAACTTTATACCTGGAGACCAAGCTTACAGATTCCGAAATCGCTACTCAGGTGGGTTGCCCTCTGAAACATATTCGTCGATGGCGACACCGTTGGGGAATTGAGACTATCTGCCGTACTGAACGACACGAGGTATTGCCAATTGAGGGTCGACTTCGATCTGTTCTTGTGGGTTCAATGCTTGGGGATGGTAGGATCTCAAAGAGCACTCATGTTGCTCGTTACATGGAGAACCATGCTGAGGATCAGAGGGACTACTTGGAGTGGAAGAGTAAGGAATGGGGTTCTTGGGTTCAACTAGGGTTGAGGCCCGTAACCTGGACTCTTCAAGGTGAAGAGTATGATGGGTGGAGATTTGAGACTGTTTCTCATTCAATTATGCTCTCATGGCATGAGTTGTTCTACCCAGATCCAGGACCAAAGCAGCTTCACCCTCAAGTGGTAGACCTAGTTGATACTCTCGCTCTTGCGATCTGGTTCATGGATGATGGGTCATCTGGGTGGTGGCCTCGCATTACCTTTGGTATGAGACCTGAGAGCCGGGAGGTAGCTATAGCTATTCTCCGTAAGTTTAATCTCAACCCTAAGTGGGACCTGAAGAAGGATCCAACGGGAGAGTTCATCTTCGAGGGTGAGGATCAGGCTCACCTTTTCATATCTTTGGTGAAGCCACATATGCCTGAGTGTATGCTCCACAAGCTTAACTTCGGGTTTCAGGGTGAGCAGTATCAGATCCGTCAAGTCTTGACTGAAGGAGTACTGAGAGAGTTAGCTTCTAAGGGGGTACCCATCAAAAGGATGGCCAAGATGCTAGGGGAGTCTACTACTACTGTCGATCGTCACCTTAAGAAGCATGGGATCGAGCACCCGAGGAAAGTTGGGCGACCTTCGACTTGAAGCCAGTAGTTCTTAGTTTTGACTCATCGGTCATACCGGGAACCTACTGAAACTTTCTTCTACTGCCAAGTAAACGTTCCATGCTAACCTAGGGTATGTCCGAACTTACGGAGCCTGAGCTTCGAAGGCTGTACCTTGAAGAGGGTCTACCTGAATCCAAGATTGGACTCCTCTACGGGTTGAGTCAGAGGCAAGTGAATCTTCGACGTTCGAAGTATCAGATCCCAACTATTCAGAAGGCAGATCGACTGAAACTTCCACCTCTAACACCTATACAGCGATCCCTACTTCTGGGTTCATTGTTAGGGGATGCGGGACTGACGTCTCGTAGTAATTGTACTTCCAGCCTTTGTGAGTATCACTCGGATAGTCAGCAAGAGTATCTCGAGTGGAAAGCTAGTCTTTGGGGCGCTCACCTTTGCTCGATTAAGCCAGCAAGATCAGTAAAGGGAGGGGTAGTTTATACAGGGTCTCGGATGACTACTCATAGTTCTCGGGACTTGTACACTTATTGGTTACAGGCTTACCCAGATAAGTCTGGGAATAAGTCATTCTCTGGGTTGGATCTATCTGACTTTGACGCCTTCTCACTAGCTGTATGGTTCTTAGATGATGGATCAAAAACTTCTAATGGATATGTTCGCTTCTCCGTTTCACCAAGACCTGAGGACCAACAAGTCCAACTCTGCTTGTTGAGGAGGTTCGGACTTACTCCTGTAGTACACAAGAATCCAGACCCTGATATATGGCTTCATGACCGGGGAAGTGTCACTAAGTTCCTAGATCTAGTTGGTCCTCATATTCCAAGTTCCATGGGTTACAAGTTAGAGTTGGTCCCTAGAACCCGAGGTTTGCTTCCTACTGAAGTCCTGGAAGCTAGGCTTAGTGAGTATGTTGAACAGGGGCGCAACCTAGAGTGGATCTCTCAAGCAACGGGATCCTCATTTGATTCCGTTCGTCGAATGGTCAAGAGGGACGGGTTGAGGGTCCAACCTTCAGTGTCCACACCTACTTGGGATGAAGCTAAGGACTTGGTTAGATCAGGAACTCAGGGTGAGGACTTGGTTGAGTTGCTAACCTCTATCGGGTTACCACCCTCTCCTTCAGAGTCAGATGTTACTCGTGACTTTGACAACTTGTGCGCTCGAACCTTAGCTACCCTGACAGATGGTGTTATTGAAGGTGGGGGTAGAGTAGGGCTGACTGTCTGCCAGGCTGCTTTTCCTCACCGAATTGAAGCTACTAATGGCCAACAAGAATCCCTTGCAAGGGCTTGGTTCAACCCAGAGATGATTCGGAGGGCTATAGCTTTTCAAGTTAGGGTTGGGGACCCTCTTTACCCAATGAATGTGTTTAGGGCCCTTCGAGCCATAGTGATGACTCCTTCCAACTTTCGACCCGCAGTTGCCAAGAGGTTGGTTGAAGAGTTCTCTCCAGAGGGCGGGGTTATTTTGGACCCTTGTGCCGGTTACGGAGGCAGAGCTGTAGGGGTTCTTGCAGCTGGGCGTAGGTACATTGGAGCAGATCCTCACCCCAAAGCTGAAGCTTCCTTCCAAATACTTCGCCAATCGTTGAATAGAGATCTGACTTTCTACAATCAACCGTTTGAGGAGGTTGATCTAGGCGATCTACAGGCTGATTTAGTACTTACTAGTCCGCCCTACTTTTCTGCTGAACGATACGCTAATGACCCTACTCAAAGTTGGGTTCGGTATCCAACTTGGGACCTTTGGTTGAGTAGGTTTCTTTCAGTACTCCTGGCTAAGTCGTTCAATCATCTAGCCCCTGGGGGTAGGATGCTTCTCAATGTTGCGGATGTTCAAGTAGAGGGTAAGTCCTATCCCTTGGTTAGTGAGTCAATCAGGTTAGCTGAGTCTGTGGGTTTCCTTTATGGGGGATCCATCGCTATGAGGCTGGCTTCGTTTGGTAGTCGACGAAGAGAGGAGCCAATCCTAGTTTTCTTGAAGCCTGGGGGGTCATGTCAGATCCCTCGCTACATACTACCGAGGGCTCCTTTACCCTCTGAGGCATGTACTACGAAGATTTCTGGCCTGACAGAGGAGGCTCTTAGAGCCTTGTATGAGGTTGATCTTCTCACTGATGCAGAGATTGGTAAGCGGTTCGGAACTTCGGACGTACTGATCTCTCAACAACGAAAGCGATGGGGGATTACCACTCTCAGCTTCACTCAAAGGAGTGCCAGGGCATTCGGGAGCTTGTCCCTTGGGGACTTGACTAAAGACAAGCTTTCAGAGTTGTACCTGAAGAATAGTGATGACCAGATAGCTAGGTTGTACAGTGTTTCTAAGGTAGCGATTCGAAATCTTCGTCACAAGTGGGGGGTTGAGACAATCTCGAAGACCATCAGGGCTCAGAGTGGGTGCTATCGAAAGACCTGATCCGGCGCCACTCCGACCTTTTGACCGAGTGTTTCCAGAAGTTCCCTGGAGGGCCAAGCTCCTCTAGGGAACTTTTTTCGTTCAAAACGATCTGAGTCAAGAAAAAAGGACCTGCTCCCGGTGTACTTCGAGGGCATGAGTGCTTTCAACTCTCTGGCTTCAGCTCTCCACCTACTTGGGAAGTCGATTGATCCTAATTCGATTACCAAAGTGGTCATGACCTTCGAACATGTCCCTTCGGACTTGATTGGAGTGTTGGAAGGTGAGTGGCACCTTCAGGTAATACTGACGGGTACCAAGGGCCTGAGTGAAGAGGGTGTTCAATTAGGGTACACAAGAGAGTTTGGTGGCTCTGGTATGACAGAAGAGGTTGCCTTCAAAGAGGTCGCTAATCTTGTCAAGGGAGAAATCAAAAACTTCTTGCACCTTAGAGAAGAAGAGACTAAGTTTGCGGAGCAGGCGATGATGACGGTTTGCAGTGAGCAAAATCCAGACCTCGCCTCTATGTGGCCCAGTACTGATGCCAGTGGGACTGTGGAACCTAGCTCAGAGACCTAAACAAGGCTCTGTTTTAGGGACTATTAGCCAACTTGTGTAGTTACTTGGGTAAACTAAGGCACCACGTAGAGTGTGCCTTCAGATCCTAATAAATCAGAATCAGAAGGAAGTCGTATTACCATGACCAAGACTCAGCTCATCAATGCCGTCGCCGCCGAGATGGAAAACACCACCAAGACTCACGTCCGAGCCTTCCTCGAGGCAGTGACTACGGTTGCAGGTAAGACCCTCAAGAAGGAGGGCAAGTTTGTCCTTCCTGGTGTGGTCAAGTTCGTGTTGGTTAAGGTTCCGCCGAAGGCTGCTCGTACAGCTAGGAATCCTGCCACTGGTGCTGCCATGACGGTTCCTGCAAAGCCCGCTTCGAAGAAGCTCAAGGCTCGTTTCCTCAAGGCCATCAAGGTCGATACTGGCGTGATCATTCCTGAGAGTAAGCCCGCCGTCGCCAAGAAGGCCTCGAAGAAGGCTGCGAAGGAGTAACCTAGTCCTAAGGGACGGTACTGAATGCCGTGAGTCGAGTGTATCTCGATTCACGGCATTCTAGTTTAATCCAGGCGCCGCTTCTTAGCTGAGGTCGTCTACCAATTCTGTAGGACCCTCACGGAGCCTTCAGGGAGATAAATTGTTTATAGGGGGCCTATAGATAGTGCTGGGTCAGCACCTTCTGTAGGAGACAAAGATGTCAATTGATCAGATTAGATTCGTGCCAGGTAAGATGGATCGATACATAACCACTAAGAGCTTTGAGCTGGGGGCTTCGGGACAAAGAGTCTTAGACGGGATGGAGATTCTGTTCGATGGTACTACTGTCGAGATGAATGGCACTCGCTTCGTACTACCTACCCTGAGGGGTGCAGTTAAGTTGGGTTGGCTTGTTCCTGCAGATCAGTACGATCCTGATGCAGCGCCGGCAGCTAACCTATCGGCTAACATTGGGATGCGCCCAGCCAACGACCTAGGTCAGAATCCACTTGCTCCGGCAAAGAGGGTTGCAGCAGCTATCGTTGAGTCTGATGAGCGGGTAGTCATGAGTCGCGGAGAGCGAACCCAAGCAGCTAACCAGAGAACCATTGAAGCTCGGTCCAACCAAGGTAGGGCAGGAGCAGGGGTAGTTCGAGGTAATGCTCCTGATGTTGGGGGGTCTGAGTTCGGAGTTCCAGTCCAACGAATCCTTCAGACTCCTGCTAAGTCCTCTCTGCAGGTGACTCCTAATTCAGTGGGTGCCGCCATCAACCAGGCGAACCAAGTAAAGATTCAACCTGGGGTGGGGATCACAGAGGAAGAGCTCCTATCTCAGATGACTGATGAGGAGAGGGAAGCCCATCAATCATCCAAGGAGTCAAGGAAAGCGGATGTGATGACTCGGACGGTAGGGTATGTCCCACCTCCGGCGCAGACTACCAACTTGGCTACCAACAACCAGACTTCAAGTAAGCGCCAGGAGGCCCCTAGGACCATGGTAGCTTCCTCTGATGTTCGTCAGGTGGCTAGGATAGCTCCTACTAAGAACACCTCCTCTGAGGGGTTCAGTGTCACTACGACCACTGGTGGTGGAACAGAGATATTTGACGCTTCTGGGTCAGAGGGTCCTGCCCAGCAGACTATGGTTTCTGCTGAGGGGATCAAGTTCACTAATACCAATGGACCGAAGAAGGCCTTTGGTGGGGTGACTCAGGTATCCCCACCGGCTCAGAGGTCTGCTCCAGCCCCAGAGGTGGAACCCCAAGATGACCCTCAGTCTCGTATTGAGAGAGATGGGACCGCGGACGCTCGGAGGCGAGTTGCCAAGACTCTTTGCAGGGACTTCCCGGATGACTACGACTTTAATGACCACTGGAAGCGTAGATTAGCGATGATTCGCTTGAACTACGAGAATAAGCATGACGTCATTCGTGCCATCTTCGCGGCAGAGAGTGATGATTTCAAGCGGTTCCTGTTGGATGAGTTCCCAGAGGCCTTCCAGTCCTAGGTTTGAGGTTCTAATTGGCTATCGGTTACATCTACTTGATTACTAACACCCTAAATGGGAAGAAGTATGTTGGGCAGACTAGCGTCTCCATCACTCAACGTTGGAGGCAACACCGAAGTGCATCTAAGAAGGAAAGCACTCATCCACTTTACCGGGCCATTAAGAAGTATGGACCTGATCGATTTACGGTAGAGTGCTTAGAGGTTGTAGCTGGATCTCGTGCAGAATTGGTAACTGCTGAGATCCGGCTCATAGCCGCTCATGGTTGTATAACTCCTAATGGTTACAACCTGAGTAAGGGAGGTGAGGGTTATGACTCATCTCAACCTCGTATACGAGCTAACCATGATGCTGCAGTTCGTAAATCGTCAACTACTGCCTCGTGGAGGTCAGCTCAGTTTGAAGGTGCTAAGAAAAGACTAGCTGATCCTGAGTGGGTAGCTAATAATCGTGACCAACTCAAGCGTATGCATAACAGTCCTGAGTGGAAAGAAAAGAACTCAGGTACCCTTAGGGCTCTCCATCAAGATCCAAGATTTCAGCAGAAACTTGCTGATGGTATAACTAGACGGTCTTCAAATTCAGGTTGGAGATCCAGTAATGCACTTGGTTTGAGTAAGAGCAGGTTGATCCAAGCTGCTAAAGTATTGGAGCGGGACTCCTTACGGACACCAGAGGAAGTTTTGCGTAGGGTTCGTCAGCGTGAGGCTACAAAAGGGTGGAAGTCTAAACAGGTTAAATCTGAAGTCACTTGAGTCGTTAGTCCTCTTGTAACTTCTGCTGTTCGATGGACACTGCTAAGCCTATCGCTACTAACCACAAGGAAGGTGGGGCCCTCATTTACATAATGGAGGAACTCACTGATGCCCGCCTTCGTTGCGAGCAGTTGAAGAAGTTTGTGTCTCAAGCTGTGAGGTTGATTGGTCAATCCTCACACAGAGACCACTTCTACGAGGTTGCAGGGGATACCATCTATGGGATCCCTGATGCTCTATTTAAGTTGGACAAGGCGCTTGCTGCTACAGCACTTGCCGCCTCTCGTTTGGATTATGAGGAATTGAAGGCTCAACTTAAGCCGGAGAAGGTTGAGGAACTAGAGGATGTTCTCCGAGATACCCGGATTCGACAGATTGATCGTCGAGCTCCCTATATCCAACCGAGACCTGAGCAGAAGACTGCTACTGCTCTGAGTATTCAGGATCTGAATAAGATTGAGACTAGCTTGGAGGGTATTATCCTAGAGGCTCTCAAGCTTCGGAAGGACCTTCCCCGAGACTCTCGAGTTGATGAGATTGAAGAGGAAGCCAAAGAGGCCCTCAAGAAACTCAGGCGTGTATCGTTTACTATTGCATCGAAACAAGGGAAAAGTCACATGTTCAAAGCTGCCTCTACTTCACACGTTGCCGGAGCTCTTCGTCGGATTGCTGCTGATGTTGAAGCAGCTCGAATCTCTCCTAAGGAAGCTAGCCGTCGCCTCAGTATGGTGAGGATGGCTCTTTCTCAGACGGCTCAGGAAGCTGTTCAGGCAATGGGTGATATTCAAGCCACCACTCGTCAGGACGTTATTGATGGCTTCAAGAAGTCCAATCCTGCTCTAAGTAAGGAACAGCTTGAGGAGATTGCCGACCATTGGGAAGAGAATAAGGACGTCGTAAAGGACAAGCATCAGTAGTCCCTCGAGACTCTAATCCCCACTCCAGGTAGATCTCATGACAAATCCACTCCAAGAGTATCAGGACACCCTTCTTGTGCAACGTGTTGCAGCCAAGGGTGCTGCCCCTAAGTGGGACCGATCTAAGGTCAGGGGGTGGATGACCAAAGAGGTAGTTAATCATGTTGATCGTAAGACCGACGAGGTGAATACTACTTCTTTGGCGGAGGCAGCAGCTTCTGAGTTCAACGTCTACGAGGACACTAGGGACTACAAGATCCCTGATGACTTGTTTGACCTGTCGACTCAGGTTGGGGAAGCATGGGAGAAGAAGAACAAGAGGGCTGCTACTGGTGATCAAGAGGCAGCTTACTATGTTCGGTTGGCGATGATGGGGAAGGTACCCACCCCTAGTGGGGATGAATGAGACAGCCCTTAGTTTCCCGTCCTCCGTATGCTGCTGGGGGTTCCCCAGTTGCGGAGTCAGGGCTCCCAGGGACGGGGCCTTCGGATAGAGGTGTAGCCCTTAACTCGGATATCCCTGGGACCTCTACCTTTGCTAAGCCTCCAGGTGAAGGACCTCGAGAGCCTAATGTGGAGGACAAGTCCATCTACAAGGTGGATGGACCTGATGACCTTCTGAAGGATCAGACGAGACAGGATGACATTGACCACTCTGAGGCTAAGCCTACCTTCAGGCGACCAGGGCCTCATGTGGACGACAACAAGACCAAGTACCCCTATAGGGATAAGATCCCTAATCGGCACAATGCAGCTTTGGTTGAAGATGTTGTCCAACTGTACCTCCTGCGTACAGCTCATGAGGTTACGGTAGAGCTCGAAGCCCCTGTTCGAGTAGCCACTAAGATCTCAGACATTGAGAATGGTCTCAATCCGAAGGTTCTGGACAGATCTCAGACCTGCACGGTAGAGACCAAGAGAGCGGATCCAAAGAACCTTCGATGGATCTTTACGGTCAATTGTGGGAACGGACCTAAGATGGTTCGACTCAAGGCAGAGCGTAAGGGGAATGTGACGGCCCTCTCAAAGATGGATGTCACCTTTTCCTGTTCGTGTAAGGCCTGGAGGTGGTTGGGTTCGGAGTACCATGCAAAGCAGGACCAGTATCTAGATGGTAAGCCAACAGGTACCGCTTCGACTCCAGATATCAAAGATCCGGCTCGAGTCAATCGTGTTTGTAAGCATGTAGCCGCTGTCATCGGTCAATCGAGAAAGTGGTCTATCCCTCTTCACCGAAGGGGTAAATGAAAATGAGGATCAGATGCCAACCTATTCTGTAGAGTGTCACGAATGTGGGAGTACGAGGGATCAACGTCTCTCCTATTCCGAGTATGACTTAGTGAAAGCTGGGTCAAAGGAAGTTCTCTGCTCTAATTGTGGACTCCCCGCTCAGATCGGATTTGCCCCGGGAAACCTAGGGTTTATTTTGAAGGAGGGTGAGTCAGGTGGGTGGGCTACAAAGTCCATTAAAGAGAATGCCTACCGAAAGCAGAGAAGAATAGATGTTGGTAAGAAGGAGAAGGATCACGTCTTCAAGGCTCAGTTACAACCAAACTTCGACGGGGTAGAGACTGGTACTTGGAGAGAGGCTCAGGAGCTAGCTCGAAAAGAGAAGGGGGATGCTTCCGCGTCTACCTATGCTCCTTTAGTAAAGCAAGGTAACGTAGGAACATGACAACCCGACTATTCTCCATTCTAAGGCGCAAGCCTGGTTTGATTGATCTCATCACTCCAATCCAGCCACCTGCCTCAGGAGTGGTTGGCTACCGGTTGAAGACAGATACCGCTGTGAACGGGTCTTTTTCTACAACGATCCTTGAATCTACCCTCTATGGGTTTACAGATCCTTCTGTAGCAGGACCTCAGAACGTCATTCAACCTGGGGAGCATGTGAGGATCATTTTCCGACCTCAGGATCACTCCCTCACTGATGGAGCTTTTTGGCTCAAGTTGGTTTACGTGGACGCTGGAAATGCGGAGATGACCTCTCCTGCTCCAAGTGCAGTAACCCTAGTCCTTCCTCCATTTGTGGGTAATGAGCAGTCTGGGTTCAATGGGACTGCCCCGAGTGGGGCGACTATTGCTAACTCCCTACGTATTGACTTGCCTCGTCAGATGTCGAACTTCAGAATCCGAAATCTGAGTACAACGATTCTTCTCTATGTAGCTTTCCAGGAGGAAGGTCCTGAGATCATTGTTCCTGGTCAGAGTGTAAGTCAAGAGAGCGTAGGTTTTGACGGCCTAGTTTCCTCTATCTGGGTTCGAGGTGCTTCAGGGACTGCGGCGTTCTCAGCTCAATATACATACGCAAACCCCCGCTGAACCCAGGTAAGCTTCATCCCGGCGGGAGACGTGAGTGTACCTTGTCAACTACCTAAACCTTCAGACCGCTCAACAGCTATTTATAGCTGTTGGTCGGTATCGAACTGGGTGCGGGCTAGTAGGGGTTCAAGATGGGGTAAACTGAATCTTCACTCTTCCGAGTGGAGAGAGGTTTGCCCATAACCTCCCCTACCTGACGATATCCGTTTATGTGAATGGTCTTCGTCAAGCTTTGGTAGATGATTACACTATCTCAGAAAGCGGGGGTATAGGGTCTGGTTACGATACGGTAACCTTGACTTCTGCTCCTTACTCGGATGATCACCTAACCTCTGACTACGTTCTGGCATAGGAGTTGAACCAGAATGGGTGAGTCTAAGATCAGGTATCGAGTAGTCAGGGTCGCCGATAAGACGGACGACCAGAAGACTGCTATTGAGATCCTCAATTCCTTAGCTACCTCTGTTACTCAAGAGGACCTCCAAGAGTTCATCCTCAGTCAGATTAAGAGGATCATTCACGGGGATAATCCCGGCACTTGGAGAGACAACTTCGAGGAAACTGAGATCCTGAGTCTCCAAGAGTTGACTCAGTTAGTCACAGAAGAGGGAGTAGCTGTTTCTGCTACTTGTCAATCAACTGACGCAGTAGGTGATCTCGTTTACATTTCTGGGGGTAGTACCGCTGGGATTATTCAGGTGACTAAGGTGGACATCCTGAATTACCTAAAGATGCCGGCAGTAGGGGTTATTGTAAGTAAGAGCTCTAGTACCTCTTGCAAGATCCTTCGATACGGCCTGCTAAGTATGTCTGGACTTGTACCAGGCAAAACCTACTTCGTTGACTTTGATAGTACCCCTACTGATGTTCGCCCCGTACCGTCTTCAGGTTCTGTTTTCGTTCAAGTCATAGGGGTAGCAATGGATTCGTCGAGGCTACTCCTCAATCCGTCCTTTAATATGACCAAAGTGATCGTATGACAACTAAGACCAAATCCAAATTAGATGTAGTCAAGTCCAATGGGAGTAGTACCCGAAAGAGTCCAGCTGGGGCCGCTAAGGTAGTCCCGACTAAGGTTGCTCAAGAGGAGGCTCAACACCCCATTGACCACATTGAGAAGATCACTGAGCTTGAGGTTATGACTTTTCGAGCACTCGATGCTGAGATTAGGAACCTCGAGTTATCTGGTAGGTCTTTAGCCCTAGAGATGCAAAACGCTCAGAACGAAATGGAGAAGACTATAGCTGCTTTCAAAAGGCAGCAGGACGCAAGGCAGGCGGCAATAGATCAAGCTCAACACGGTGTAGCTGAGCTGAAACCTCGATACATACAAGTAGTTACCGAGATCGCAACCAAGTACCACTTAGACCCAAGTTACATGGCCATTGACCCGGAGGCACGAACAGTTCGTGATCTACGGGGCGAAGCCACCACCTAGTAGACATTAAGGAATTTCCCCATGGCAGCAGAACGCAAACCACTATTCATGGCAGCAGAGGGCTACCATGAAGAGGTAGCTACTACCGATTATCTTACTATCTCCAAGTTGACCATCCCCGTGTCTGGGAGTGGTGGAGTTGGTATCGTGATGGGTGGGAACAAGATCACAGGGGCAGGCCCAGCCACTGTATCAGGTGATGTTCTAGTCTGGGGTCAAAATGGGGCTCAGCTCGGGTCAACAGGGTTCACTTCCAACGTTGACATGGGCAACAACCTCATCAACAACTTGGGGACTCCAAGCGCACCTGATGATGCGGTCAACAAGGCCTACGTGGACGCTCTGTCCCAAGGCCTCGACCCGCACTCTTCATGTATCGTTAAGGTAGTAAGTGGTCTTGGTACTAGGGCAAGCAAGGCGGGGGCTACTGGGGCCGGCGGCTTCCCAATGGCTGGCGAGACTTTCGACATTCAGCTTCATGATCCCTATGGGACTACGGTAACGGTAACGTTCACCACTGAAGCCAACTTGACAGCAGTGGCCACTACCATCAATAGTGCTATCCAGGCTGCCTACGGGGTAAGTTACACGGTAGCTTATGTCAATGGTGCCAACATTGACCTAAAGGATCCGTGGACTGGTAGTAAGTCTAGGGTTACTGTCTCCAATGTCAGTGGTCCAACTCTGACATCTAAGACGGGTATCTCTGCTGGATCCGCCCTGGGTACTGGCTTCACTGCGGCTGGTACAGGCGTAGGTAAGACTCTGACTGCTCCGACTGATGCAGTCACCTACAATACCATCGACGGGTACACCTTTGCTGCCACAGGGGCTTCTCAGCGTGTGTTGGTGGCTAGCGAGAATGGAGACGAGTCCACTCCGGCCATTGATAACGGCATCTATACGGTAACCACCCTTGGTGATGGTGCTGGAGCTAGTTTCACGCTAACTCGAGCTACGGACTGTGATCAGACCAGTTCGACTGAATTCCATCAGGGTGTGTACACCTTCATCACTAGTGGTACTGCCTTCATCGATACCGGTTGGGATTGTGTCACAGTTGACCCAATCTCAGTGGATGTTACGGCGAATGCATGGTCTCAGTTCGCTGGTGCCCCGACTTACACCTACGATCAAGGCCTGATCAAGATTGTCAGCTCTATCCAGGTAGAGTTGGAGACTGGTGCCAGTGAGGCAGGTACTGGAGCAGCCGGTGGGTCTTCAGGCTTGGAGTTCGACGTAAATACTGCAAGTGGTAAGCTTCGAGCAAAGGTTGACCCAGCTAAGGGCATCCGACGCTTCGCTAACGGCTTGGGTATCAAGTTGGACGGGAGCACAGCTGCTCTAGATGTTGGTGGGGCAGGTACCGGTCTCAGTGTGGCTGGTGTCCCCAATTTGTTCACGGTTGGCGGTACTGCAACTAGCCAGACTCCTGGTACTGGTCAAGTAACTGCTACCAACTTGAATACTTTGACCGCTGGTGCTGTCAGTAATGCTGACTCCCTGCATACTCATACGGCCCTCGCTTCAACATCCGCCCCAATCCTCCAGACGATCATGGATGGAACGGGTGGATCCATAGCGGTCAAGGATCCGGTCTACATCACGGGTACGAACAATATCATCGCCAAGGCAGTAGCTTCAGTAGATGCGAGTGCAAGGGTCATTGGTGTTGCTCAAGCTAATCCGTCTGGTAACAACTTCACGGTTGTATTCGCGGGTAAGGCTGCAGGAGTTGTTTCTGGTCTTTCTGGGGTAGGGGCTGGTGTCCCTGTCTACCTTGCTGCTGCTGGTGGACTCTCTACCACCCTACCCGGTGGAGGTAATCGTGTTATTCAGGTTGGAATCTGCTTGAATGTCGATGATTTGTTCGTTCGAATCACGGACTATGGTAAGAAAGCTGCCTAATAGCATAATTTAGTTGCGTAATCATTAGGGTTTGTTATAGTGGGGTCATGAGCAATCATGGCCCCACTCCGCGTTTAGGGCAGAACCTAATCAAACCTCCTACAAAATATGGTCCAAAACCAAAACCCTTAGCTGAGCGTTTTTGGGGGAAGGTTTTGAAGGGAGGGGGCCCTGATTCTTGCTGGTTGTGGACCGGGCATGTGAATGGTAAGTGTGGTTATGGGCTGATCTATGATATGGATGTAGGTGACAAGATGCTTGCGCATCGAGTGGCTTGGAAATTATCATTTGGAAGCTACCCCTCTGGAGTAGTTCGTCACACTTGTGACAATCCTTCTTGTGTCCGTATTGACCACCTGGTTGAGGGTACTCAGGCCGAGAATATGTTAGATATGGTTAGTCACGGGCGTCATAGAAATCAATGTGGGGAAGAGAAGCTTTCATTTGAGCAGGCAGGGGAGATTCGTGATCTGTATCAGGGTGGTAACCTAAGTCAGAGTGAGTTAGCTAGCTTGTATGGGGTACATCAGGCCACTATCTCTAGGGTTACCTTAGGTAAGACCTTTAGAATACCTCGTATTACCCAGGAGTTGCAGTCCCCTAGAATAGAGAGGATAAGGGCGCCTCGACGTTCAATAGAAGAACGCTTCTGGGAGAAGGTGAATAAGGAGGGTCCTGCACCTGTTTCACAGCCTGAGTTAGAGTTCTGCTGGTTGTGGACAGCGAGTACTATCAACAAGGTGAGCCCGAGAGGGAGCTTCCGAAGAACGCATCTACGTGCTGAGCTTGCTCATCGTGTTGCCTGGGAGTTGACTTACGGCCCAATACCAGAGGGGTTTGTTGTGTGCCATCGTTGTGATGTAGGGCTCTGCGTCCGCCCTACTCACTTGTTCTTGGGTACTCAGGCTGAAAACTTGGCTGACATGCGTTCTAAGGGTAGAGCAAAGTTTTGGGACAACCCTGGTTGAGCTGATCTGAGTCGAAGCAATTAACTCGAGTCTAGGGTAACCTTAGACTCGAGTTTTTCGTTTTATTGCCTACCTCTTAAGAAGAGGACCTCTTGGCTATAGATCGAGTCCACCCCCTAAAGCTCGAAGACCCTACTACAGGCGGGGACGATATTGACCAATTCCCTACTGAGCTTGACCCTCAAGAGGACCACATTGAGTGTGCTGGACTTGTAATAGACGACGCTGATAATCGTGACGAAGCAGTTCGGATTTACCGTACTGGCGACGACATGATGTTCATGGACGTCAACAACCCTACTCCCTCCACGCTTTCAGATTTGTTGGCTGGTGGGGGCGGAGGCCTAACTGAGGAGCAGCATCGACTACTCCCTCAGAGTACTCATTGGATTGACCAAACTAGTTACGATGAGGTCACTAGATCTGGAGGGAAGGTAACCTCAGTTGTGACCTGGGAGAGCCCCTCGAAGGTGAGGAAGATCAGAGAGGAGCTTATTACTAGGGTTAGTGGTTATGTGTCTCAGTTAGTCACATTAAATTATGACGGTTCAGGGGTCCTTCACGAAACACTGACTGAAGTCTTTACCCGAACTAGCGGTAGAGTGGTTAGCATAGCAAGAACCAGGGTTTGATGCTGGGTGCTGCTACAAGGCCCTATCCCACGGTAGGCATTGATAAAGCTGCTCTCAAGTTTACTCATTGAGGTAACTCATGCCTTACGTGATTGGCGAAGTAGAAGTCACCAACGAAGTAACATTAGCTCCAAATGCGGTCATCTATGATGGGGCCATCGTTGCAGATGGGGACTTATCCGTCAAGGTTAATGGATTCTATTACAATCTGGACGGGGACTATGGTCGATACGTTGGGTCTTCAGCTAATGTTGTTGCAGACAACAGTGTCAACTATGTCTACTTGAATATCCTTGGTATCCTCACAATCAATGCCACGGGGTACCCAATAGGTTCTTACATCCAACTTGGACGTGTAGTAACTTCTGGCGGGTTCATTGTCAGGGTCATCTTAGAGCGACCTCTGTTGAGCGCTACCTTACCCTCGGGTGGGTTCGTACCAAACACTCTAACCCTTACAGCAGGGGCAGGGCTTACCGGAGGTGGGGATCTCTCTGCAAGTAGGACTTTTGATGTAGTAGCCAATGCTGATGGCTCCATTATCGTCAATACTAATGACATTCAAGTTGGGATCTTAGCTTCTGACACCCAACACGGAAGTCTAGGTGGAGGTAGTACTCACTCAGCAGCTACAACCTCAGTCAACGGGTTCATGTCCTCTTCGGACAAGACTAAGTTGGACGGAGTAGCCTCAGGAGCTACTAATACCCCACTGACCGCCACAGCCCCAGTAGATGTCACAAAGTCTACAGCTGCAGTCGGTGTGGCAACTGATGCAGCTCGGGCTGATCACAAGCATAACATAACAACAGCTACTCCTGGGGCTACTACGCCCGGGGATAGTGCTGCTGAGGGAACGGCTACATCCCTTGCTCGGAGTGATCATCAGCATAGCCTTCCTTCGTTTGGGACAACCTCAACAACCTTCTGTGTCGGTAATGATTCTCGACTGAGTGATGATCGAACAGCTTCTGGGATCCGAACGGCTACTACGGTAGTGGTAGTTTCAGGGGCAACAGCTCCTACCAACGGACAAGTCCTCACAGCCACCTCAGGGACAGCCGCTGCTTGGTCAACCCCTGCATCGGGTGTTACTCTTGCATCAACAGCTCCCGCTGATGTTACGAAGGCAGCAGCAGCAGTAGGGGTAGGTACAACGGCGGCTAGGGATGACCATAAGCACAATGTGGTCACTAATACAGCCTCTACTATTACAGTAGGTGGATCTAACTCCGAGGGGACCGCAACGTCCCTTGCTCGTTCGGACCATACTCACCAGCTCCCTGCTTTTGGAACAGGCTCAGGAACATTCTGTCAGGGGAATGACTCTCGACTCTCGGATGATCGAACAGCTACAGGTCTTCGAACTGCCACTACGGTGGTCTCGGTTTCAGCGGCCACAGCCCCTACTTCAGGTCAAGTCCTCACTGCTACCTCAGGGTCCGTTGCAACTTGGCAGACCCCTGCATCGGGGGTAGTCTTAGCTTCAACTACTCCAGCTACGATTGATGCTACCTCCGGCGCAGTAGGAGTAGGTACTACAGCAGCTAGAAGTGATCACACTCATCAGGTCAATACCGGAACCCCCTCTACGATTGGTACCTCCAACGCTACAGGTAGTGCAGCTACTCTTGTCAGATCAGATCATGTTCACGCTCATGGGGATCAGACATCCGGGTCACTACATGCAGTAGTCAGTTCGTCCGGACATGGGTTCCAGCCTCAATCGAACCAAGCAGCTACTGTAGACCCAGCTGTTGGGAACGATAACACTCAAGGCTACTTAGCAGGATCCAATTGGCTTAATACCACAGCCCAAACGAGGTGGACTGCCATAAGTGTGGCTACTGGAGCTGCTGTCTGGAAAAAGTACCTATTTGCTGGATCGGAGACTTACTCTAATGGAGGTGAGGCAGGGACTGCTAACCGAACATTAGGTAACACTGATGCCTATTCATTGTCCTTCATTACTAGTAATCTATCTAGGTTTACTGTCAATGCGGATGGCTCAGTTGTAATAACTCCAAGTACTTCATCGGCAGTAGCCTTTGCGGTTAAAGCTACTGCAAGTCAAACAGGCCCCCTTCTGGAGATGCAGGATAGTGCAGGCGACCCTATTTCGGCCTTCGACTATCGAGGTTGGTTTAACGTTAGTCCAGGTACTGCTGCATTCCCTCAAGCCCCTATATCTATCTCGGTAGGTCCCGCTAACAGCTATATTCAACTTGTTGTTCAAAACACCAATGCGGGTGATGCTTCAAGTTCGGATTTGGTTGCCACTGCGGATAATGGGGATAACAGCACCTACTATGTAGATCTTGGGATCAACGGTTCAACTTATGCTGATCCCACCTACAGTATCACAGGGGCGAATGACTCCTACCTCTTCAATTATGACGGTCACCTTGTCATAGCCTCGGCTAGCACGGGGAAGGTCATTAAGTTCGGTACTGGAGGTACAACTTCTTCAAACTTGAGGATGACCCTCAGTGATAGTGGATTGGCAATGGCTACGTTGCCAATCAGTGGTGTGGTGGATCCCACTAATCCCCAGGATGTAGCTACAAAGAACTATGTGGACTCAGGTGTACAGCTCCACCCAGCCTGTCGAGTCGCTACTACGGCAAGTATAACCCTATCGGGAACTCCCAGTATCGATGGGATCTCAGTTGTAGCTGGGGATCGAGTTCTCTGTAAAGACCAGTCCACTGCTGCTGATCGAGGGATCTACATTGTTGCAGCAGGGGTTTGGTCAAGAGCACTTGACTTTGCTACCTCTACTCAAGCCAATACTGGGCTAGTAGTTTACATCCGAACTGGTAATGCGAATGGGAATACCTTCTGGTCGTTGACCACTCAACCAGTGATCAACCTAGGGGTAACCTCACTTACTTTCTCCAGGGCGGACCTGGATGCAACCTCCCCTGTCAATGTCACTAAGGTAGCTGCCTCTGCTGGGACCTCCAACTACGTAGCTAGGGTAGATCACAAGCACGATATCACGACGGCAGCAGCTTCAACTCTCTCTGTAGGAGGTTCCAACGCTGAAGGGACAGCCACTTCGATTGCTCGAAGTGATCACACTCATGCTCTCCCCGCATTTGGGACAACTTCAGGGACATTCTGTCAAGGGAATGATTCTCGACTTTCGGATGATCGAACAGCTTCTGGGTTGAGGACAGCTACTACAGTAGTTGTCATCTCAGCGGCAACAGCCCCTTCAGCTGGTCAGGTACTTACAGCATCTTCAACTACCCTCGCTACTTGGGTTACTCCTCTTGCTTTGGCATCAGCAGCTCCGGCGAACGTTACCAAGGCCACTGCGGCCGTAGGTACAGGGACAACTGCTGCAAGAAATGATCACAAGCACGACATCACTACAGCAGCAGCTTCAACTCTCTCTGTAGGGGGTTCTAATGCTGAAGGGACAGCCACCTCGATCGCTCGAAGTGATCACACTCATGCTCTCCCCGCATTTGGGACAACTTCAGGGACATTCTGTCAAGGGAATGATTCTCGACTTTCGGATGATCGAACAGCTTCTGGGTTGAGGACAGCTACTACAGTAGTTGTCATCTCAGCGGCAACAGCCCCTTCAGCTGGTCAAGCCCTAGTAGCTTCCTCAAGCACTCTTGCTACATGGCAGACAGTAGCTACTCTTACTTCGAGTGCCCCGGCGAACGTTACCAAGGCAACCGCGGCAGTAGGTGTAGGGACAGCAGCCGCAAGGGATGATCACAAGCACGACATCACTACAGCAGCCCCCTCAACCCTAGCAGCAGGAGGGTCTAACACAGAAGGGACAGCAACTTCGATCGCTCGAAGTGACCATGTCCATGCTCTTCCGGCCTACGGAACAACCTCAGGTACATTCTGTCAGGGGAATGATTCTCGACTGAGTGATGATCGAACAGCTTCAGGGTTGAGGTCAGCAACTACGGTAGTCTCGGTTTCGGCAGCAACAGCCCCTTCAGCTGGTCAAGCCCTAGTAGCCACCTCTTCAACGGCAGCAACATGGCAGGCAGTAGCCACTCTTACTTCGAGTGCCCCGGCGAACGTTACTAAGGCAGCAGCGGCAGTAGGGGTAGGGACAGCAGCCGCAAGGGATGATCACAAGCACGACATCACAACGGCAGTTGTAGTGGCTATCGGTTCGGCTAATGCTGAGGGAAGCTCTACATCTCTCTCAAGAGCTGATCATGTTCATGCTCATGGGCATGCCTTGCTTCAGCAAATGATGTTTGCTCCAGATTTTGATGACCCCAGTACAGAGTGGTCTATTTCTATCGCTGCTGCACTTGCAGCAGATACTGTAAACCCAGCGGTATTGATTCGTAGGTTTGATGATACCACTCAAGAAGGGGTTGGTTGGAGCGTCCATATTCCGACAGGGGTTACTCAGGTCACCTTTACTTTTATGGCAAAGGCCCTCACTTCACCTGCCGCTACTCGAACAGTTGGTTTGGCTTTGAAGAAGCGTGAGGTTCCGCATAATACGTCTCTGGGTGCTTGGTCCTCTTCAACTCTGACTGATCTGTCTTTCCCGACCAACGTGACATTTCAAAGTTCGAATCAGACCGTAACTTTGGCGACTTTGGGTCTAACTGCCGGTAGTATATATCAATTGGAAATGGTACGTCAAAACCCATCTGCCGGCACAAATCTTACTGGAGACTTGGGTCTTTTCATGCTCAAGGCAGAATGGTTGCCGTGAGGTACTTATGGCAATGAACTTCGTTGGATCTAGTTCGCAGCGGTTAACTCTAAGTAGTTCTCTGTCAACGTTCCGAAACGTGACAGGGGGTACCTGCATGTGCTGGGTGAATCTGCAAGGTACTCTCCCGACTACTGAAACTATTATCATGTACTTTTCTACAGGTACAACCACTACGAGTATTAGGTTTGGGGTGTCCTTTCGCGGGCAGATTACTAGATTCAGAGCAGCGGCTCGAAGACTTGATGCTAACTCTGTTTCAACTGTAGATGGAACAACAGCACCAGTCTCTGGTACTCTTTATCATGTATGTGCGGTGGCTGCATTCAATAGTACTGCTTTGCGGATATATGTTAATGGAGTACAAGAGAACTCCATTACTATTGCTGGGTGGACAGGTGCTACCTCGAACACTGCCTCTTTATCAGCTTATATTGCCTCAAATAATACAGGTTCTTATTTCACTGGCATCATAACTGATGCCCGGACCTACAATAGAGCTCTGAGTGCTCAGGAGGTTCTTAACATCTATGGGGCTCGAGGTCGTGATTCCGTTGTAGATGGGATGCAGGACCGATGGAAGATGGTCGATAACCCGCCAGGGTACAACGGGACTCCTCAATCCATAGGGTTACTACAGGCTTGGCCATCGCAGACAAATAACCCCTTGTTTGCTGAGAACATGGGGATCACATCCCGAAGTAAGGGTATGTGAGTTAGGTACATAATGGCAAATGTGATCAATAAGACTACGATGGAAGTACGGCTAAGTGTCAATACTCCCGACTTCCCTGAGACCGAGTGGGCAATCAACACGGACATCTCTCTTCTTGGTACCACGTCACAGAACAGGCTTAAGTTTGACTCTAATTTCAATCTGATTCTGAAGTCTGCAGAAGAGATAGTTATCACTGAGGCAGCAGAGCTTACTCAAATCAAGCTTGATTACCTTTCAATTGTTAATGACGCAGGAGAGGCTTATATCGTTAAGGGTCCGGGGGTAGAGTACCCCCCTGGATCTGGGATGCACCTCTCCGTCAGTCAGAATGCTCAACTTAAGTGGATGGGGTTGGCTGCGATTGCAGATCAATGGGAAGCTATGGGGCGCACCTGGCCGATACGAGTTAGGACGATTGATGATGCCTACTACGTTGACGTACCTGATGCGGATTCAGTTAGAACAGTTTTCGCAATGATGGCCAATTTCATTAATCAAGTACTTGACGGGTCCGAGTTGGTTAAAGTTGTGATCAACCTAGCGACTACCAAAGAGGAAGTCATTGCGGCTACTGATGCCTACTTGGCTACGGTACCCGTGAGGCAATAAACGTTTGGTCCAAAGGATCTAGTACCAAGGTTGCCTTAGCTTCCAAGTTTAGGGTTACCTGGAGAGACGTTTCTAAGTATCGAACTTGGAAGGAAGTAGGCTGAGATGCGATGCCTTTGCTTATCAGGAGGAGGCGACAAAGGTGCCTACCAAGTGGGAGCCCTTAAGAAGTGGATGGTTGAGGATTCAATTGAATATGACGCTTTTTGCGGCGTATCAGTTGGAAGTATCAACAGTGCCTTCTTAGCTCAGTTTCCTGCTGGGGACCCTCAGAAGGCTTGGGCTGAACTTAAGAGGGTCTGGGATAGGGTCAACTCCAAGAACGTCAAGAAGAGCTGGTTCCCCTTCGGAGTCCTCTCAGCGGCTTGGAAGACGTCCATCTACAACTCAAAACCTCTCCAGAAGTGGATCTTGTCAGAGTTAGACCAAGCTAAGGTAGTGAGCTCTGGGAAGAAACTTCGGGTGGTCTCTGTCTCCTGGGATACCGCCAAGTCTCATGTGGCAACTGAAGCTGATCCTAAGATCGCTAGTAGGGTTCTAGCTAGCGCTTCATTCCCAGTGATGTTGAACCCTATTGGTATTGATGGGGAGCAATGGTCTGACGGTGGACTAAGAAGTGTTACTCCTCTTGGGGAGGCTATTCGATTGGGCGCTGATGAGATCGATGTCATTATGTGCTCAAATCCGGACCTATTCCCTTCTTTCAATACAAAGTCTGGTGCAGTACCCGGTCATCTCATGAGAGCTCTGGATATCCTATCCTCTCAGATTGAGGTAGCCGACCTGAAAATCTGTGGTTACAAAAATGACTTGGCGGAGCTCAAACCTGAGTACCGAAAAATCAAGATCCGCCTGCTTCAACCGAGTGTGATTCTCACTGAAGATTCCCTCTCCTTCGATCCAAAAGACATCCAGAGAATGATGACTACAGGCTATGAGGATGCCTGCAAGTTAGGTTCTGGTTGATCTTCTTATACGCCTTGATCCAGTGAACCCTGTTTACTGGAGCTTGGTCCACTACCCCAAGACCTCACTAGGAGTCTCGAGATGCTAAGGTTAGCCCATACACATGCTTCGACTGGTGTCATCCTAATCAATGACATTGACGATGGACTCCCTAATAAGACAGCGAAACGGGGAGTTGGAGACAAGAACACTTACCAAAGGGACGGTAACTCCCTAGGTGGCACGGACCGGAGCCGTGCTACTGACATCAACAACCCCAAGCAGAAGTGCTATGTCCCCTACTGGAAAGCCGGTAGCAACGATAGTATTCCTGGGTACATTGACTTGAAGGAGTCGGACAGGGTTCTTCTCAGTCAAGATCACGGAGTTATCTACGGATTGGCGCACAAGAGCCCCTCTCCGCTCATCACAGTGACTTCGTTCTCCCCGAGTGACTTGGCGACCCCAACGATCACGGCTGCTAACGTCGCTGCTGGTGGTACTTACCTTCTGACTATCACTGGGACTAAGTTCCTCTCTTTGGCTCCCGACCTATCGACGGTGACCATCGGTACGACGGTTATCACCTCTGCTCAGATCCTTGCAGGGGTTGGAGGCGTCTTCACCGATACCTCCATCGTGGTTCCGGAAGCTCTAATTCCAACCAGCATGATTGTTGGTACGACATTGGTCTACGTGACGGCGGATAACCAGAACGTAAGTCACGCAATTGCAGTGACCAACTCGGCACCTGTCCTGGGTGTTGGTGGTGCAGTTCTCTCCACAGACCTGACCCTAACGGGTACTGGGTTCCGTTCGATCCTACCGAACCTCACTTCAGTGATCATCACTGGGGACGGAGCTGTGACTCTAACCGCAGCTCAGATTCTTGCGGTAGCTCCAGGGGCTATCACAGATACCACCATTGTGATCGATTCCACTCTGATCCCAGGCGTGGTTACAACCACTTCATCGGCTCAGGTTTCGGCTAACGCCCTAACTTCGGCAGTCCAAGCTATCGTCTGAGCCTAACGTGGAGAGTCAACCTAGCCTAATTCACGTTTTGGACAGGGAAGCTGACTCTTTCCGACGACTGGACAATTTCTGGAGGCCAAAAAACCTCTTCCTCCAGATCCAAACCCAAGAACTAATGAGGGACATGAACCATCGATATGCAGAACTGAAGGCTGGTGAGGGAGAGCTAATGAAGCTTGAACGAGCCAGTACCTATCAGAAGCAGCTTCGGCGGTTAGAGTTCATCATCAGACGTGCAAAGTTCGTTCGCCTGTCCAATCAATTAGCTTTTGGGCAGGCGGTTTCAGACTTTTACACGGTATATGGGAAGATGCTCAGATTTCTGAAGTTTGATCAGGCAAGAGGTAAGTTACAATCCGCGTAGTTTTGCAGGAGGACTCTTTTATGTTCATCGCAGTCATTCGTCGGGATCTCAACAAGTCGATCTTTCTTGCAGATGTTGAGCCTAAATCCATTGCAAATGCTTCAACCGAATCCCCACGAGGACAGGCTCGATATCTATCACCTCCTGACCCGGTGGCGATCCAAGCCTATCTCACAGCTCAGAGCCTTACAGGGACCGCTGCAGCATTGATTGCGGCTACAGTACCCACCTATACGGGTGGGGCGATTACTCTGAGCAACTACAACATCTCCAAGACCCAGATTGAAACGGTCACTGGTGCGACTACCACCACTCAGGCAGCTGCCATTCAGAACCTTCTTGCCAAGCACTTCGTTGAGACGGATGTGGTCAAGAAGAGCTTCTTGAACGGCAACATCAAGGGGTACTTGTCCCCTTACGTCGCTTCACCTCTAAGCGGATTCAATCCGGATCCCCATCGAGATCCAGCTCTCACTCCAGGTCAAGCCATTGTCTGTTTAGCTGATGATGGTTCTACCCAGTTTGCAGTGCTGACTCCGATTGTCACAGGTGCTGCTACTGACACTCCCGGAGCAGGGGCTCTGAGGATTACTGGTTCTTCTGGTGGCTTGTCTGGGTACGGTCTCTATGAGACTGCCGTGATCCTTCTAGGGCAAGGGGCAAAGAAAATTACTCAGCAGCAGATCTTGGCTGGTGGCGGGACAATCACCGACACTCAGATTGACATCCCAGCAGCAGTTGTCCTAGGGGTGGGTAATACGGCTGGTGCCATCGCTGCAACCCTCACTCAGGTTCGAGTGGTGGTCAACGACATGGTATCTCCTGTGTTCGTCTGCACCTGAGTCTAGTCGGTAAGCTTCGGCCCCCTATAAAGGGGGCCGCCTAGATGTAAAACTGAACCCAAATCACACTGTACTTCTTGACTACACCCAGATTTAGATGAGGATTGAATGACAACTAAAGGAAACCCTGGTAAGGAGTTCCGAACTCCTGATTTGTACTTCGCTGCATACCTCCAGACGGCTGGAGTGGAGATGTTGCGTCCGGACAGAGAGAACAACCGAGTGTTCTTTGTCTTCGACACCTCCATAGCGAACATAGAAGAGTTGAAGGCTGGGTGGTTCAACAATACCGCCAAGGTCCCAGCTCAACCTTACGCGAACAATATCAAAAGCCTCAAGTCAGTGTGTCATATGCAGGGGTGATTACCATCCCTTCTACTTCGACAATTCATTGATTCCTTGCTCTAGGTGAGTGTGCCTAGAGCATTGAACTCTTGAGTTGGGAGTAGGTTATGGCAGACGTTGATATTGCTGCAACACTAGATGGGGACTCCTCTGTAACTGCTGGTCTTATGGCTCAGTATGCTCTGCATACTGCCCTATCTGGATCTTCCCTTCTAATGGGTACTCTGACCATCCTGGATACAGATACAATCAGCTTCTCAGGTGATTCAGGTATTAGTGCTCAAGCCTCAATGAGGTATGGGTTGGCATCAGGCCTTCTAGGGGAGTCTCTAGTTGATGCTTTTCCAACCTGGGTAGGAGCTCCAAGACCCTCCCCAACAACCCCTTCTTCTAACTCAGCGGCTACCCTCCAACAATTCATTGATGCGCTGGGGAATGGTAGGTCTGCGTCGAAGACTCAGACACGTCAATCAATGGCGGTGGATAAGAAGCCACCAACTAAGCCCTTCGTACCACGGTAATTGAAAAGGAGACACTAAGTCATGGCCGCAAAGACTACATTCCTGGCTGCTAGGGTTCTGGACAATACCCTCAAGAACGGTGCTGAGTTCTCATACACGTTCCCAGCCACTGTTTACGCCGCTCTCTTCACCTCGGATCCGACAGTAGCCGGACTCTTCACGGGTGAGGTTACGACTGTTGCCACTTTGTACGCCCGTCAACCCATTACCTGGGGTACTATCGGAGCCGGGAACTCGGTAGCAAACTCGGCAGCAATCACATATGCCACAGCCGGAGCTTCCTACGGCTCACCTATTGGCTGGGTTGGTATCTGTGACACGGTTGCTACGGCATCCGGTATGCTCTACCAAGGGCCTCTGAGTACCCCTAAGACTGTTGGGGTGGGTGATCAGGTCTCGTTCGCAATTGGAGCCTTGGTCGTCACTGAGTCCTGATCTCTAGTTACCAGCTAATACTAGTAACTCTAGTAGGGATCAGATAACGTGGCCGATATTGATGTTGATGCAGTTCTGTCCGGTGACTCTTCGGTTACAGCCGAGGTAGGGGTCAGCTACGCCATTGCTGCCTCTCTTCCTGCTGATTCAACTTTGGTAGGAGGCTTGTCTGCCTCCTACCAAGTATCGGCTAGCCTGGTAGCAAACTCAAACCTCTCAGGTAACCTACTCTACAATGTAGCAGCTAGGTTGAACGGCAGCTCTTCTATCGCTGCTGCGGCAACTCTTGAGGTAGGGGGCTATGCAGCACCGATTCGGTATCAACCTCCTTCTCGGATTGTTACCTCGGGTCGATTGATCTTAGAAAACGTAGACTTGTTCATAGGGGACGGGAAGACAAGAGTCACAGAGGTCCCAGTAGCTGATTTGCAGCTCAAGATCTTCTGTAATAATGACCTAGTTTCTTGGCCTCTTGTGTCTGGAGCTGGGATCCCGGATGTTCGGGTTACTGCCGGTAAGGTCTATTGGACCGAAGGTGCTGATGGTTTCTACAGCATCCGATTCTACCCAAGTGTTATTGGTATGTGGAGGGTACTCCTCACCTACCAGGCCTATGATCAGGCAATCTCTCTGACCTACGACGTGGTCCCTAAGGTTTCAATGAACCCTTCTACTGGGATCAGGACCTCCTTCATTCGAAAGTGATCCCATGTCCTCTCTACTTCGTGAATTTGAAGATGCCTTGATTGTTCGCAACGTGGTTGCAAGGGTGACTACCTCAATGGAGCACTCCTCACCTGAAGAGATGAAGGAGTATCTCCATGACCACCCTAATGCAGACCCCAAGGACCATCGAGTAGAAAAGGGTAAGAGTAAGGGAAAGAGTGCTCCTGATGGGAAGCCTCCAATCAAGACCTTGGTTCAGAACACCAAGCGCCTTTCAGATAGTGTGACCAAGGATAGTGCCCAGCTTGCTAAGCTGCAAAAGTCTTTTGATTCTGCAGCAAGTGATAGGAACGGCAACGAACGGTCCAAGGCAATTGCTGGTAAAATCAATAACGCATATGATAGTGCTATCTCCAGTTCAGAGACAGCCTTCATCCATGCTCAGAGTGCTATCAACCTTGCTCGGAAGAGTGGGGCTAGTGAAGATGAGATCAGTCGAGTTGAGTCTCAACTCGAGGACGCGAAGAAGGCTATCAAGGAAGCCAAAGAGGACGGCAAGGACAAGCCCATCGAGGGTAAGTTTGCTGAGAAGCTCATGGTTGGTTACAAGGTAGAGAGCATTGCTGAGGTTGATCAACAAGTTGGGGCTCTCCATCAGGCTATCCAACTTCTGTCAAATGGTTAACGCCAGTAGGCGGGAGAGGATGATGGATGCCCACGACTCGAGGCCGGCTTGTATTCAATAATCTGGTCGTGTACGACCAAGCCGACTTCTTTGGGTTGGACGGTTACTCACGTGTTCCTGGGTTGACTCCCTCTCAACTTGTCTTGCAGGTGTACCATGACAACACCTTGCAGACGTGGACTCTGATCTCAGGGGCAGGGGTGAGTGAGGGGCAGGTTGCTTCAGGTCACGTGTACTTTGACACGCTTACCGGGGGAGCCTATGGGGTCAGGTGGAGACCTAATGCTATTGGGTATTGGAGGATCCTCCTTATTTACTCAGTAGGGGCTCAGATCCTAGCTCAAGACTACGACGTTGGATCGGGTACTGGAGTGGTGCCCCCTGGTGGCGGCCTGAAGGTTTCATTTGTAGGTGCGGGAGGTAAGACCAGTGATTGCTAAGTCTTCAAGTCCAGGCGTCTTCAAATGGGGGCACACGTTCCAGCGTGGGGATCTTCCAATCTACGTTGCAGATTCCGTTGGGAGCCCTTTCAGCCCCTACGCTATCAGGTACACTCTGTTATTCCAGAGTAAGTGCTCAACTTGCATCACCAAGGTATGGCCTTGCGGACGGATGCCAGTCCAGGCTGACATTGGGGAGTACTATGGGACAGGTTGCGCCGGTGAAGGGGGGCAACCTGGTCAGTGGTTTATCGAGTGGACTCTTCAGGAGTACTTCGATGGGCCTCTCATGACAGATAGATTTGGGTTTGAGGTCTTCAATACGGCAGATTTCTGCCCTCAACCTCATCAGTACTCAGGGGCTCCAGTTCCACCTCCGGTATGGGGGGAGGGTTGTAACTCTGGGCATGCGAACCAGAAGCATAGTAATTGTCGTTGTGGTGGTAGGAGATGGTGGTAACCCATGGGAACTCTATTCTTTCGTGGGCAGCAACTTGGCAGGAATGACTTGAATGTCTTCCTGACTAATGCATCGGGTCACCCAATCAACGCGGCAGAGATCTCCTTTGCCCTCTACGACAATACTACTGGACTCGAAGTTCTAGTCGGACCTCAGCGTAGGATTCCGGTTAATGCTTCGGTGGGTGAGTACTTCGCCAACATCATTGTCCCCCTGGATGCTAATATTGGGGAGTACAGGGCTCGTTGGACCATCCGAGAGATGCTAGGGGGGCCTATCCAAACAGCCCTCCAAGAGTTCAATGTGCAGGACAGAGAGGTATCCATGCCTAGCTGTCATACTGCTATCCAGCTGGAGCTCGCCCGAAGGATGAGGATCCTTCTTCGGGACAACAACCCAGACAAGAACTACAAGTTCCGGCCACCGGCGCATGAGGGTACCGTAGACCAGTTCAGTCGAGTGTTCGGTTACATCTGGGAAGATGAGGAGCTCATCGAGTGCTTGGATGAGGCTCTCGATATGATCATTGCGGCTCCACCTCGAACGTACTTCCAGGACATTGACCAAATGGTCATGTACAAGAGTGAGTGGAAAACCCTACTCATCACTGGAGCTATGCAGTGGGCACTGCAAATGCTTCAGATTAACTGGGTCGCAGATGAGTTCGATTACTCAATCGGCGGGGTAAGCCTTAATCTTGAGAAGTCCAGCAAGTATGAATCTCTCAAGTCTAGCCTTGGTGAGCAATTCACTGCCCAGCTGGAACGAGCCAAGTCTACTGTCAAGGTAATCAGAGGGTTGCAGCAACCTAAGTACGGGGCAGGTATCCGCAGCAGCTTTGGACCCTACAGTGGTAGAGGGGTCTTAGCACCCTCAAAGTTTTTATCCATGTAGTTTTTTGTAACTGCTTGACTTTACTACACTTGGTAGTAAAGTCAAGTTCATGGCCACTACTTGTCCGCATTGCGGTACCCACTTTCCCAAATCTGATTCTATCAATTCTCGGCACAAGGCTACTTGTGCCGGCTGGGTTGCTGAGGGGGTTTCAAGTAAGCCACTTCCTTGCCTCTGCGGGCATGAATCGACCTCCCTGACTCAGATGAAGAGGCACAGATCTCAGTGCTCTACTTGGAAGAATCGAGACCGTGGTGAGATTCAGATGGCCAGGTTGGCTGATACCCTTCAGAAGAATCATGGGCCTGGGTTTACTCACCCGATGGACGTTCCAGGAGTAGAGGCTAAGCGAACAGCCACCTTGTTGGATAGATATGGAGCTGAGAATGTTTTCTGTCGTGGATCCTCAATCTTTGAAAAGGTTCAAGCCTCTATTGACGGGAAGAGACCAATCCTTAGGGGGTCGGACAATCCATTTGCGTGGACTGAGGTTCAAGAGAAGATCCGTAGGGTAAATCTTGAACGTTATGGATCTGAGAACCCTCAGCAGGTACCAGAGATTCGAGAGAGAACTCGGACTACAAATCTCAGTAGGTACGGGGGGGAGCTTTTAGCTTCGCCTACTATTCGAGAGAAGAGTAAGTCAACTAACTTAGTTCGCTATGGATCTGAGAACCCTGCTTGCTCTCCCGAGGTAACTGAGAGGGCTCGTCAAACCAACCTAGTTCGTTGGGGTGTTGAGTGGACGAGTCAGCATCCGGATGTTCAGGCTCGTCAGGCGAAGACTCATCTGGAGACATATGGGAGCTACTACTTCGCTTCTGAAGAGGGGCGTGCAGCTATCAGAGAGACACTCCTTCAGAAATATGGGGTGGATCACCCTGCTAAGATTGAGGGTTTCTGGGTTAGGGTCGTAGAGACTTTCTACCGTAGATATGGGGTTAGTCATCCTTTTCTACTGGAAGAGTTCCTTGAGAAGAGGCGAGTTACTTGCCAGGCTCGGTATGGGGTTGACAATCCACTTCAAAGTCCTGAGGTTTATTCTAAGCTTGTTGCTACAGTTCAGCGTCAATATGGGGTTGACTGTGTTTTTCAAGCTGAAGAAGTAAAGGAGAAGGGTCGTCAGACCAATATTGCCAACTACGGCTTCCCACATCCGATGATGAATCAAGAGTATGCTCGGGCACAACTAGAGAAGATCCGTAGGCCAGGGCCAAACCTACCTGAACGAATTCTGCAGTCTCTTGCTCCTGAGCTTTTGTACACAGGTGCTGGTGACTTCTGGAGGTGGCTTCCGCTCCTTGGTCACCACAAGAACCCGGACTTCATTCTTCCAGGGCCAGATCCTGAGCACCCCAAGAAGGATGTCACCAAAGTGGTTGAGTTGTTTGGTGATTTTTGGCACTCACGTATGTTTACGGGCAAAGCCAACTTCGAGCACGAGTCTGAGCTAGTAGCAGCCTTTGCTGAGGTAGGGATTGAGTGTTTAGTCGTTTGGGAGTCAGAGGTGAAGAAGTCTCCCTTGGAGACTCAGATGAGGGTTCATCAGTTTCTTCATTCGACCTAAGCTACTTTGGTGTAACCCCATGGGTGTTTGGAGTACCCTTCGAGTGCAATGAGGTTCTGTCCCAAGACGACATGGGCAAGTGCCTTACTGCGATCACCGAGGGGTCAGATACCTTCAGTAGGAGGGGGGCAAAGGTCATCAAGGCCAGTTTTTCCAATGGGATGCTCCACCTCATACCTGACAGTGGTCCGTCCCTCTCTTATGTAATTCGACGGGGCTGCTCAGGTTGCCCTGATTGATCCTTTTATCGCCAGGGCCTAGTGCAAGTAGTTCAGCTTTCGTGGAGACATTCCAAATGACTGACCAGAACGAATCAAATCAGCCCCAATTGACCCTATCCGATCCGATTGACCCCGATACCATCAAGAGGTTCCAGCAGTTGCAATCCTCAAGGTTGCAGATTGCGGATCATCTTCTCGGGATGGAGCAGGAAAAGGTCCGGCTTCTTCGAGCGGCTCAGAACGTTGAAGCAGAGCGTCAGAGGCTCTTTGAAGGTGTCCTTCTAGCTCGAGGGCTCCCTCCGAACTTCCCTGTGGAGATTGACGCCCTGACGGGAGTCATTAAGCCAATTGAGGAGGCAATGGAAGCCTTCAATCGACAGGCCTCTGCTCAGGCAATGGCTGTAACACAGGCTAACCAAGCCGAAGTTGCACCTGAGACTCCCGTCAACTGAAGGGGGTTGATCCCTTTATTGGCAGCCTCTTATGAGGACTTGCCATGGCGGACGTAAGCAATAGGGATAGGAACCCACAGCTTGTCGAGATGACAAAGCTACCGTGGCCAGCCCCTCCTTTGAACTTGTTCATGTTAGACGGGACTAGAGGGGTCATTGACCTTCGTTGGGATGACCCCTCTTACCTAACCCTGAATAGTCGGTTCAAGATCCTTGGGGTCAACGTCTATCGAAGCTTCGATTCAGAGTTTGGCCCCTACCATCGGATCACAGAACTACCTGTAGGGTCCACCTTCTGGAGAGATCAGACCGATAATGAGTTGATCCCAGAGGAGGATGTTACTAACCAGTTCATCATGTCTGGTACCGCCGGCACTGGGATGGATGGTCCTAGGTATGTCTTCAAGACTCTGCACTTCCCAATTGTAGGGGAGGAGTCCAGAGGGATTCCAACAAAGATTCCAACTGATGTCCTTGTCTTTGTTGATGGGGTTCAAGCTCGGGTCATGGCTGTTAATGGTCAGACCGGGGAGGTTGAGCTAGATGCTAATATCTACACAGATACAGTGCGTCAACAGAGGATTCTACCTGTATTACCTACCAATGGTAGTCGGGTAACTTGTGCTTACAGGTATTGCAGAGACTTCCTAAAGACGGATCTCTCTCAGAGGATCTTCTACCGGGTGACTACAGTAGGGATCCCTGCCAGTCATACTTGGGAGGAAGTAAACCCCAACAACCTAGTTGAGACTCCTCTTGAGGCGGCCGCGGCAACCAACACCTTTGAGATTGAAAAGCTCGATTACATTTGGAGAGAGGCCATCCGAAGGAATCGATGGATCTTAGAACAAGGTGGGGAGCGAGTCAGGGTGTACCTGAGGAAGGTAGTAGGACTTCCTTGTATGTGCGTAGACCAAACTCACAAACAACCAATCTCTGATTGTCTCTACTGTTTTGCACCTGGAAATCTAATCAGAACCTCAAGCGGTTACTTACCTATTGAGCAAATTAGAGTAGGCGACCGAGTTTTAACCTCTGACGGATCTTACCAGTTAGTACTGGAGACTATGAGAAGTCCATTTGAGGGCAACCTTATCTCTATCTTTCCCTCAGTTAGTTCTAACCCTATTTTAGTTACTCCAGACCACCCATTTCTTAGTTTAGTTGGTAAGCATGAGGTCCCTGTTGATTGTGGCCCTCACTGTGATAGTGGTTTGGATACTGGGGATACTAACTTAAAATCAACGGGTAGCCTACGTCAACTACCTAGTGGTCGGTGGTGGGCGAGGATTCAAATGGGAGGTAGGCGAGGGTTTGGTCGTAAGTCTTTGGGTACCTTTCCTACAGAAGCTGAAGCCTCATTTGCAATATCTAATTACAGGAGTGAGCACTCAACTTTTCGTCATAACTTAGAGTGGGTTGATGCTAGTACAATCACTTCTAAGTCTTGGTTGACTTCTAAGTGGCCAAGTGAGGTTGTTGATGTTGAGGGTATCTCTATCCCTGACAGGCATTTGAAGACTTCAGTGTATGGGCCTAGTCGAATAGGTCCAACTAAGTTTCGAGTGGATTCTGAGTTTTTGTGGGTGATTGGTCTTTATCTGGCAGAGGGTAGTTGCGCTAAAAGATCTTTATCCTTCTCATTGCACTCAAAAGAGGTTGAGTTTCAAGATAGGTTAAGATCATACTTTGAGCCCAAGGGCTTTACCGTTAGCTTATCTCCAGGTCCGGGTCTCGGAGTTTCAGTGCTGGTCCACAGTGCTAACCTAGCTTCTTGGTTTCCTACTTGGTTGGGTAGGGGTTGTTCTAATAAGCATATACCTGAAGAACTTATGTACTTACCTGTAGATAAGATCTGGTCACTTTTACAGGGTATTCATGACGGTGACGGATCTAAGTCTGCTAGAGAAATAACTCAGACATCTGAGCTGTTAGCTATCCAGATAATGGAGTTACTTCACAGAGTAGGTGAGCAGCCTTTATTGAGGAGGCAGCGGTCTAATAAGTTGACTCCTAAGGGAAATAAGAGAAAGTTAGCTTATTGTACTAGTTGGGGGGAGGATACTCTAACCCATACTAATCGAAAAGGTAGGTGGAAAGTTAAGGGTGAGATCTTATCCAGAGTTAGGAGTGTTACTTCAGTCCCTTACTCTGGTTGGGTATACAACCTTAGAGTAGCGGAGAATCCCACTTATGTAGTAAATGGGATTGTGGTTCATAATTGCTTTGGGACTGGGATCTTAGGGGGTTATGAGGGACCTTATGGGATCATCATTGGACCTGATGACTCTGAGGTGAAGTTGTCTCAACGAGACACTGGTAGGACGACAGAGCATAGCTATGAGGTATGGACAGGGCCCCAACCACTCTTGAGTCACAAAGACTTCGTGATGAAGATCAATGGGGACCGGTACAGTATTGGTCCGGTAAGAATGCCGACCAATCGAGGAGTGTTACTTCAGCAGCACTTCACTATTGGGTCTTTTGATGACAAGGACATTCGGTACAAAGTTCCGGTTACCGAGCCTATCAAGTTTGTTGCTTCTCAGTTCGTCGCAAGTGGTCCAGAGGGTGAGGCTGATTGGGGTATCACTGAGAGGTCCAACATTCCAGATGAGCGTCAGCTTCGAGGTCGGTCTAAGGCGTGGTCTAACTCTTCCTACTGAGGTTCACTATGGATCGTCTTGGAACCATATATGGTAAGCCTCTCATCAAAGGACTCGAGGCGAGTCCAGACTTAGCTCTTAAGCGAGTCAAATTCAGTGTCCTCAGTAGGCTCCGAACTAAGTTAGTACAGTCAGCTTTCTCTGATAGGGCTAAGAAAGCACTAGCAAAGTCACTTCGAGTGGAGATCGGTGAATCATCTCTCACGATATTCTCTAGTCACCCAGCTTTCATTCATTTGATGCGTGGGCAGAAGAAGGGGCAGATGACCTGGCTCGCTAGGGCTAAGGCTCCTATCCCGATCATCACTGAGAGTGGTGAGTTGATCTTTCGTACTGCTTCTATCAAATCAATGAAGGACGGGAAGTGGGTCCATCCCGGCAGGGAGCCTCAAGACTTTGTAGAGAAGGCGAAGAAGGAAGCTAAGACTCAAATCCGAAAAGCTATCGTGAATGAAGTACGATTGATGGCTGCTAGTGTAGCTAAAGAAGCTAAGCGCTCAGCAAAGAGAGTATGAAAATGAATCCAGGAGATGTACAAGTAAGTGGGGTTTCTGGTTGCGTTGTAGTGGAGGATATTGGGTATACTGTCCCAAATGGGGTGATTACCACGATCCCAGGGAATATCGCTTGTGTATCAAAGAACCTCTGGGAGTATATAGGTCAAGGTAAGATCTTCAAGCACAGTCAGCTGCCTGCCAAGCCTCCAGCAGTAGAACCAGACCCTGTATTTGAAGTTCAATCGGTAGAGCCGGTTCGAGTGGAGTCAGCTTCGGATGGCTTGGCAGATCTACAGAGGACCAACGCTCACTTACAAACTGAGTTGAGCAGGGTGCATACTGAGGCGAGTAGAGCTCGGTTGGAGCTTGAGGCTGAGGTAGGTCGACTTCAAGCTGAGAGTGCTAAGTTGAAGGCGGAGGCTGCAGCGAAGAAATCCTCTGAGGGGGATGCTCTGTCCCTCATCTTAGATAAACTAGACAAGCTTCCGACTCAAACTCTTCAGATCTCAAATCAAGGTTCAACTCCAACCCCTGTTTCAGTAGATGAAGTGCCTGTGTTTGAGGTGCCTGTGTTCGTCCCGTCTAGGGTTAATTCGAAGCAATCTGATCCAGGGAGGATTACCTTGAAGCAAACCACGATAGACGGGGCTTCAGTGACTGATGCGGTTAAGGCCCTAAGGGAAGTCCGGAAGAAGAATCGTTAAAGTTCTTTCGATCTTACCAGTTACGGAGAGGTAGAAGTTCCACATGATCGACCCCAAGCAAGCCCTACTAGCCCGCGTCACTTCCCTCGTAGAGAGGACCTCAGCTACAATCCTCTGGAAGTACACGGACGAGGATGGGAAGGACTTCTACCTGTCCGAGAAAAAGGTAGGGACTATCAAGTCACCCTACACTGGGAAGTCTTTCTCGGCGAAACCTGAGAGGTCGTCTCTTACTGACGTGAGTAAGGAACTGAAGGAGGATGAGGCCAAGGTGAAGGGATCCCTCTGGAAGTACACAGACGGGGACAACAAGACCTTCTACCTCCCGGAGCGGGTCACAGGAACCCTCAAGTCACCCTACACAGGGCAATCATTCACCCCCAAGGCTGACAAGATGAACTTTGGGGAGATTAACAAGGCAGAGAAGACCGCCTCTGCTGCTCCAGTTCTTTGGAAGTACGTTGGTGATGGTGGTGAGACCTTCTACCTCCCAGAGAAGAAGATGGGGATGGTTCGTAGCCCCTTGTTCGGGGATATCATCCCTGCAAAGCCAACCCGAGCACCCTTGTCAAGTATTGCCAAGGATCTCAGGATGAGTGGGAACCCTTCTACAGTGATTTGGGAGTATACTGATAAGGACGGGAAGAAGTTCTACTTGGATGCTCGCAGAAGGGGGACTCTCAAGTCACCTTATACGGGTCAGTCTTTCCAGGCAGAGGCTGTTCGGCTTCCACTTGGAGAGGTAGGTCAGCCTGTAAGTGACCCAACAGCTGTTGACCCAGCAGCTGCTGAGCTTGAGGAGCTTCAAGACCTACTTCAGTCTCGAGGGTATAACCCAGCGGATGCTGCTATCTTCCAATCGGAGGGCATGGGGCCAACGGAGCTTGAAGAGCGACTCGATGATGAAGGTAGTCTTGAGCGATCACACGGTATTGTAAAGTTAGCAGGTCAGATCCAGGAACCTCCAGTTGAGAAGGAAGAAAAGGAGGAGGGTCAGGACAAAACAGCTGCTCTGAAGGACTCTGACAAGAAGGTAGTTGATGCCTTCTATGAGAAGAAGCCTGCTGAGGGTAAAGTGCTTACCACTGACGGTAAGACTCTAGAGAAGAATGGCATGGGGGGTCATAACTTTGCCAAGTGGGAAGGTGACAAGATCGTGATCGATCCCACTCGACCCCAAGTAAAGAATGACGAAGAGATCCTTCGCTATATGAAGAAGTCCATCCCCTCAGGTAGTCTAGCTCCTCACTCCTTCTTTGGTAAGTCAGCTAAGGTTGCTGAGGAGTTCATCACTAGGGGTCCGAACCATCCGGCTATTCTTGCACTGAAGAAGGCCTTTGATGAGGTAGTTGCATCTCTTAGTGAGGCACGAGTGGGTACGGATGGGCTCAAGAACGCCTCTACTCAAGGCCCTGAGATCCTTATGGCTAAGGTGCAGCCTCAGGTGCAGAAGCTTGCTGAGGTATCGGCTCTTGTCGCTAAGCAGATGGAAGAGCGATTGACATGAGCTCACCTTTTGACTTGGACCCGGAACACCCCGGGGTTAGTTCCTCCGCTACTCCTCCAGATGACGCAACTTTTGTCATCTGGCAGGATCCTTCATCATACAACCCACTTTTTCACGGGCCTCCTTACTTGCCCGGAATGAAGGTTCGCATGGACAAGGCAGCTTCACTCAAGACCGCAGGAACAATAGCTTCGAAGTTAGCACATGGGTCTGGAACGGGTTTACCCACAGCTCTTGTATTCCTTCGAGCTCTGACGATGATCCATCAGGGTCATCATTGGTTGACTTTTGGTGAATCCTACTACGCCGATCACCTCCTCTTTGAGCGTCTCTACGATGAGACCTTAGAGGAGGTTGATGCAGTAGCGGAGAAGGCTATTGGGGTTGGTTGTCCTAAGGACAAGATTCACCCTGGGTTGCAGGCCACCTTTATTACCAAGGTAGTCCAACTCTTCTGCGGTGACGGTCAGAACGAGAGTATGGCAGGCGACCCCAAGAGTTACCTCGAAGCAAGCTTGAAAGCTGAGGAGCTCCTACTCTCTAGTCTAGCCGCTATCGCCGCTGAGATGAAGGAGAATGGGGAGTTGACACGAGGAGTGGACAATCTCCTTGCAGGGATTGAAGACAAGCATGAGGGGCATGTGTACCTCCTCAAGCAGAGACTAACGCCAGACCCTTGGAAGGTCTGAGTCACAGATCAGAACAAACCAGATGAAAAGGTAGACATATGTCAAACGAATCAGAAAACTTGGGTGTAGGCCTCGATGTTGGTACCATGAACTTTGTCTGTGCAAGACAAAACGGGAATGATACTAAGTTCCATTCAGTACGAGATGCCTTCTTAGACTTGGAGCTTGAGTCAAAGAAGACCCTGAAGATGAGTCAAGTTGACTATCAAGAGATTGGTGGGCAACTCTACGTCTTTGGGGATAAAGCACTACAGATGGCCAACCTCTTCAAGAGAGATATTCGCCGTCCCTTATCTCGTGGGTTAGTGTCCCCTGGGGAACTGAAGTCTCATGAGATACTAGAGAGCCTCATCAGCAAGGTTCTGGATCTTACAGACCGACCAGTACCCAATGGCACTGAGCACTGCTTCTATAGTGTCCCAGCAGAGCCTATCGATCTACCAGGTCATGACGTGGTCTTCCACACTGAAACCTTCCGTAAGATCCTTGAGACTCAAGGGTACATTGCTCATCCGATGAATGAAGCGATGGCTATCATCTATTCGGAGTGTGCTTCCTCTGGGTTCTCGGGGTTGGCCCTGTCCTTTGGTGCTGGTTTGTGTAACATCGCTCTATCCTTCCAGGCTATGATGGGAATGAGCTTCTCTCTTGCTCAAGGCGGGGGGGACTGGGTTGATACTCACTCAGCTAAGGCTGTTGGGTCGACTGCCTCTCGTATGTGCGCCATCAAGGAGAGGGGTGACTTCAGTCTGAATGATCCACCTGAAGGCAACCAAGAGGCTGAGGCTATTGCCCTCTATGTGAGGTCTCTGATTCGGAACTGCTTGACCGAAATCGCCAAGAAGGTTCGTAAGGATCAGAGTGGGGCTGACGTTCTAGATCCCATTCCAATGGTTGTCTCTGGGGGCACAACTCTAGCCAAGGGCTTCATGGAGGTCTTTCAGGATGAGTTCAACAAGGTGAGGGAGAAGGGGTTCCCGATTAAGATCTCAGAGATCCGACGGGTAGCAAACCCCTTGGAGGCTGTAGCCAAGGGTCTCTTGGTTCTTGCTCAGCAAGAACACACGGACTAATAGTATGAAGCCTTGTAAAAAGTGTGATACTACTGCAAGGGACGCTAGTGGTCACTGTCGTGAGTGTGAGAGGCTTCGATCTATTAATAGGCGTGCTAGTCAAAGTAAGGAACAGAGGGATAGGGGTAGGCAATGCTGTCTAGTCCGAAGAAAGCGTCAATCTGGGGGTACCCTACTTCATCCTTGTACTAAGTGTGGTAACTCTAAGCGGAATGCCTCAGGTGGGTGTGATTACTGTGCTAAGGAATACCAGAAAAAGTGGTACCAGAGGAACAAGGCAGTCTCAGTTGAGTGTAAGAAGAAGTGGCTTGCTGATAACCCTGAGAAGTCACAAGAGTTTGATTTGAGGGTTCGAGTGAGAAGGTACGGTCTTACTGTTGAAGATTTCCATAGGTTGTTCACTAATCAGGGCGGTTTATGCGCTATCTGTGGTAGAGGCCTTGGTCGTACAGACATCGATCATGACCATAACCTTGGGTTTGTTAGAGGGCTCTTATGTCACTCATGTAATATTGGATTAGGGGCTTTTCAGGATAACCCTGCAATCCTATCTAAGGCTATTCAGTACTTATTAGCTCCAAGGTCTGATTCACAGATAGAGTTACCTGTCGATAAGGGCGTCGTATGTACTACTACTTGATGTCCTCATTGAAGAGAAGGCTCATTCTCGAGCTCCAGGATAGCTTCTCTAGGCATCCTGTTTATGAGAAGGTAGTGCCATTCATCCAAGCAAAGTATGCCTTTGATGAACGTCCTCAGTTCGGCATAGTGATAAAAGGTGCCTCTGCTAACAACCTGAAGCTCTCGGCTCAAAACCTGTTAGGTACGGTTGAGAGTCATGTGATGTTGTCCTATTTGGACACGCCTTCTTATCTTTTGGAGTGGGTAAAGGAAGATTTCAATACTGTCAGGGAAAGTGGTGGAAGGATGCCTATCCCTGCTGGGGTCTATTATATTGAGTGCCTTGATGCTCCGACCAACCCTAATGAGGTCGGGCACTTCATCATAGACCCTCTCCTGACGGTGACGGATGAGCCTCTACTTCAGGTTGTGTCTGGGGTTGAGACTCGGGCTAAGCTACAGAATCCTCCTGTACCTGGGACACTTCGTATCTGGATTAACCGAAAGCTACCCTTCTATGAGGGGACTGACTACACCATAGATTACGCCTCTGGTGAGGTATCCCTCATCACCAATATGCTTCCAGGTCAGATCCTAACCGCTGACTATCGCTACCCGATTGACTCAATTGGGCCTATTGAGTGGAAGTGGAACACGGCGGATTGGACTACGCTTCCCGGAGCCATCTTGGCCTTTGGGAAGCGTGGTAGGAAGGGGGATAAGGTTGTAGTAGTGATCTACGAAGACCGAGTAGACACTGCAACAGCTTATGGAGGGAAGTTTGAAGCTTCCTTTGACTTTGACGTCATAGCTCAAGATCCCATGCAGATGGAGGAGATGGCGGACTATACTCTCATGTCTCTGTGGCATGAGAAGAGACCTAACCTTTCTTTTGAGGGGTTAGAGATCACGGATGTCTCAATTGGCGGTGAAGCAGAGGAAGCCTATGATGAGGTAGGAGATACCTACTACTATACGGCTTCAATGAGTGTTCAGATTCAGTCTGATTGGGAGGTCCATCTACCGCTTCCCTACACACTTAGTGGTGCTTCCGCCGCTACTAAGCCGGATGGTACGTCTACAGTACAGCCGATACCTCAGACGGAGCTCTTCTTCTCAACTGTGCCTATCATTGTTGGGAGGAATGCAAACTACGAACGAATTACATGAAATGAGACCAAATGCCCAAATATGAATTTGAGTGCCAGTGCTGCCACGCCAGATTTGATCGAGTCCTGAAGATCGGTAACCACCCGACCCATGAGTGCCCCTCCTGTGGAGATGAGGCCCCCAGATTGTTTGATGGGAATGGGTTTGGATTTGGTTTTGCAGCGGGTGGATCAGCTCCTGCTAACTCTGGTGTCCACGAACAAGATTACCCTACGGCTGATAAGGTTATTGGCCGAAGTGCGGAGGAACGTTGGGGCACCTATAAGAAGCGAGACAAGGTTAAGAACGAAGTACGTCGAGTCGGTGGGGATCAAGCTCTATCCAGAGTGGATGGGGAGGGTTACGTGGACTACATGGCCATGAATCCTGCCGAGAGGGAAGCCCGAGGGAAGCTTGTTGATTACGCGGTGACTATGGAGAAGCAACCTGAAGTAAAAGCAGGGTAATCTCCGCCTCTAGTAAAGAAGAGGTGGTTTGGCTTTCTAAGCTTTAGGGTTGTTCAATACTTCACTTGTACCTTCACTAAAGCCAAAGACTCGAAAGAGTTGACCGCCACCTCTTCGGAGTGGGACAGCAACAATAGGCCCAGACTGATAGATCAAATTGGAAGTAGAACCTGAGACCTAGATCAGACTGCTAAGACCCATATTAGATACAGATCAGACCAGATCATAGATGTAGATCGTCCACGAAGTCAGGAGATTTATCATGAGTATGGGCCCTTTTGCAACTTATGTCCAACCAGGTGTCTACTCTCGAACGTTGACCGAAGCGAATGTGGCCGCTCTTGTAGCAGGTCTGCGCATTCCGTTCATCATCGGAGTTGGTCAAGAAGAACTCGAGCAAGATGACCTCGAGATGGTTCGCGGTTCCTCATCCACCTTGGATGAGCAGATCATCAACGAGGACATTAGTTCTCGCTGGGTTGTTGATTCAACTAACCCTACTAGTCTAGTCCTAGGGGTCCAAGATGGAACCCGAGTTCAGTTCCAGGTTAGGAATTACCCTGTTGTTGATGGGCAGGGGTTTGGTCGCATCTCGAATGATGTTCGGACCATCACAGTTACGGTCAATGGGGCTCCCGTTGCTCTTGGGGCTCTCGTTGGCAGCACTGGCGTAGTAACTCTCCAGGTTCCGACTCAGCCTTCAGACACGGTCCGAGTCACCTACTTCTTCCATCGTGGTGATACCGCGTTCCAGGATGACGTCTCAAAGCAGGTTAGTACCTCTCCTGCTCAGATCGTTACCCCAGGGTATGCTCCCTTCACTATTAATGCTGGTTCCAATGACACCTTGAGGGTTACTCTCGACGGTGGAGTTGAGAAGACTATGGTCTTCTTGCCGGCGGCAGCTGCTACGGCCGCTAACCTCAAGACTCAGATCGATGCAGCCCTCGGGGTTGGTATTGCAGGGGTTTTCACTGACAACCTTGGTCAGGACCACCTGACGTTCACCTCTCCTTCGTCAGTCCTGATTGGTACCGGAAGTGTCAATGGCATTCTCGGTCTCGCCAATGGGCAATCGGCAAGTGGGAATACTCAGTTCAGGGTCTTTCAGATCCCGGTTGTAGATGGTTCTTCGGGTGGAGTAACGACAACTGACACTTCGAAGGTAGTCGTCAAGGTCAATGGGACTCAGGTCATCCCAACGGCCCTCGATGGTACCAACGGCATTGTGACCTTGGCGATTGCACCGCCTCCAAGTTCGACGGTGACGGTTCAGTACTACGCCAATACGTGCCAGGATACCTTCGACTACCTCCCCAACCCGTTGGTGACTAACGTCATTCGTTCGGGTATCAGCCCCGGTAGGTCGGATTACATCCAGGGCCAAGACTTCGTGATCATGAATCCGAGTCCGGATGTATCCATCGTTCACTGGGGGACCAGCTACTCGGTATCCTCAACTCTCAATACCCCTGGAGCAGAGCCCTTCGATAGCTCACAGGTCATCCCAACCTTGGTGGATGATCGGTTGTACTTAGTTCCTTGCACGAACTTCATCGATACCTCGGTGGTTCCAGCTTCGGTTAGCAGTACGGTGTTCCTGCTTCCAGCAGTACCTACGACCGGTAACGGCCGCAATACTGTCCTTGGGCAGACGGACTTCAACGCTGTTGCCAATGGTCGCCAGGACCTCGTTACTAACCGACCTGACTTGGTGATTGCTCGGGTAGGTAGGACTCTTGGGGACGCCCTCATTCGTCCTGAGGCTAAGGTTCTCGCAGTTGACGGTCCTAATCGGAAGATCACCCTTAGGGATCCGATTCCGGCTGACTGGAACGTCTATGCGACCTTCTACTACAGCCGAATCACCGATGATACTTACATCCTGACCAATCAGGTTGCAGGGCCCATCGGTACGGGGCAGTACACGGTCTTCTCCTCACTCACGAACACGAACCTCTACCAGGTTCGCTTCATGGGCAAGGGTGGTCTATCTCAGATCGTTCAGTGGCCGCGTGGAGTCGAGCAGGTTCCAGACGCTATGTACACGGGTGCGGGAACTCCGGTTTCCGAGACCGTTACAGTTACCTTCGGAACAGCTGCAGCTCGTGGAGCCGTCTATACGAACGAAGGGGCCGCTCCTTACTCGTTCTACAATACAGCCTCGGCTACTTGGAGAACTCTAGTCAATAGTGTGACGGTTTCTACGAACCTGAGCACTGCTGCAGGGGCTTACTTGGTAGGTCAGTCAGTGGCTATCCCTGGTGGGAACATCACTGTCCCTGCTTCGCCAAATAACGTTCTGAATCTGGTCATTGATGGGCAGGCTGTTACTGCAACCCTGACTGCTGGTGCTCAGACTCCAGCGGCCATTGCTGCTACAGTCAATGCGGCCATCGATGCTGTCCTAACAGGTACGAATAACCTGTTCACTCCGATCCCAGGGCCAACTGGCTACACCAACTTCGTGATCCGAAGCCTCACCGCTCCGGCAGCACTTCCTGGTGGGTTCGATGCAGTGAGCTCGGTACTTGTAGGTCAGGGTACAGTTGAAAACCTCTTGGGCTTCACTACCTTCCAGAGTGCAGTGGGTACCGCAGGTGCCATCAACAAGCCGGCAACCCTGTTGGGGTCCATTCCTGAGACCTTTGTGATCACCGCTGGTGTGAACGATAGCCTCAAGTTGAGGATTAACGGGATCGACTTTGCGGTCACCTTGAATACCTCCTCAACAACAGCGGCCAACATCGTCACTGACATCAACGGGGTAATCTCCTCACAGGGTACGGCAACGGCTGGGACCTTGGCGAATGTTGGTAAGGTCAGGATCACCAGCAACGTCAACACCTCGGCTTCCTCAATCCTCATCTTGGATGGTAGTGCAAATGACACCCTTGGCTTCAGTCAAGGTGACTTTGCGAGCCAAACCCTCGTTGGAGCTCAAGAGGTTACTGATGCTCTGATGGGTACAGTTGGGTTTGCAGTGTCATCTTGGACACCCCCAACACCTATTGCCGGTGCGGTTGCCTACCCAACAACGGTCAATGGTCAGACTTATGTCACCATTGCATCGCTGACCACTGGTATTGCTACTAGCAGTGTAGGGTTCGTCACAGGAAGCAACTCGGCCTTCAATGTTACCACTGGAACTGGGATCCTTCCTGGAACCTCAGGTGATGTTGGTGAGGATGCAACCAGTAACTTCGCGGTCACTTCCACCAACCCACTTGGGTCGGCTGGTACAGGGACCCCGGGACAGACCTACACGGATGCCCGTACCGGTCTGAGGTTCACGGTTCTACCTTCCACTACTGGGACCTATGATCCTGCTGGGTACTTCACTCTTCAGGCTACTTCGACCCACTATGTCAACTCGGGGATCCCGTACTACACGATCCCAGGGCTCGAGACCCTTGTTACCAACACGGTCAACGTTGGAGTGAACGACACGGCCAACGTTCAGACTTTCAACCCGTCCGGGTTGGAGCCTGCCAACGGGGACTTCTACTTCATCAGCTACCGCTTCATGAAGCAGGACTACTCGACTAGGTTGTACTCCCAGTTCAAGACCATTGAGGCCACCTACGGTGCTCTTAGTGCCTCGAATCGAGTAACCCTGGGTGCCTACCTTGCCATCATCAATGGTGCTGTCCTGGTCGGTATCAAGCAGGTCCAGAAGGTTCCGAATACCAATCAAGCATCGGCTCAGTCGTTCATTACGGCCATCCAGGGCTTGGCAACTCCGCTACCTGGTAACGTCAAGCCGGACATTCTCATCCCTCTCAGCACTGACACTCAGGTATACTCGTACTTGACTCAGCATTGTGAGGTGATGAGTAACATCCGTAACCAGTCGGAGAGAATGGGCTTCATCGGCTTTGCCAGTGGGACAACTCCCACTACGGTTCAGACGATTGCCAAGTCTCTCTTCAGTCAGAGGATCGTTGCCCTCTACCCGGATTCAGCAGTTGTTACCTTCACAAACGAGTTGGGTAGCACCTTCGAGTCTCTAGTAGATGGTACGTTCTTCGCAGCTGCAGTAGCTGGTGCAGTGTGCTCCCCAGCGGTTGACGTTGCTACTCCTTACACCCGTCGCCAAATCCAAGGGTTCACCCGAATCCCGAGGATCATGGACCCGGTGGAGGCTAACCAGACCGCAGTGGCTGGTGTCACCATCCTGGAAGATCTGCAGCCCATCATTCGAATTCGTCAGGGTCTCACGACCAACATGACTTCGATTCTCACCAGGCTGCCCACGGTAACTCAGATTGCGGACTATGTTTCGATCAGCTCGAGGTCCGTCCTGGATGCGTACGTAGGTACCAAGTTCCTGTCGAGTCGTACCAATGAAGTTGAGGTTTCTATGACCTCTCTCTTCAAGCAGTTGATTCAGCAGGAGATCGTTGCCGCCTTCACTGGCATTGCCGCTACGGTGGACGCCAATGACCCGACAATATTGAACGCCGAAGCCTACTATCAGCCAGTATTTCCACTTTTATTTATTGTTTTGACGTTCAACCTCAGGGCGAGGATCTAGGTCCCAATTATCTGTTGTAAAATCAACACTTTACAGCAAGATTCGAACTTAGTAATTGACAGGGCCCACTTTGGTAGTATCCATACCGAAGTGGGCCCTTGTCATGCCAAGAAGAAATAACAGCGCAACCCCAGAGGATACCTACGAGTCTTTTGCCACAGCTGAACCATTTAAGGTTCTGGCAAAGAGATACCTCGTTAGCCCAAATACTTTACGATCTTGGTGGGTTGCAAAGTTTGGAAAGGAAGCCTTTGATGCACGAGGCAAGCGAATTCAATCTCAAGCCGCAGTGGCTTTTGGGGCCTCTCGTAAAGGAACCTCCCACACGATAGGCTTGGTCACAGAGCCTTGTGCAAAGTGTGGAGTAGTGGTTGAATTGAACCTTCTTCAGAAGGTTCGATCAAAGCAAGTTTTATGTCCTACTTGTGCTGACTCTGAGCGTGGGGTTGATCGGTCTTGCTCGGTTTGCGGGATCGGTTGTGTAGGGGTGAAGGGCCTAGCTATGCATTTAGCTCAGGTTGAGGATCAGGCTCATACCAAGCACCTCCAAACTGAATTGAACCTTAGGTGGGAGAGTCAGGTTGAAAACAGGGACTATGTGTCATGTCTATTGTGTGGGCATAAGGCTGTAACTCTAGCTAGGCATTTACTAGCAGAGCATAAAATCACGGCTGAACAGTATAAGATGCAGTTTCCGGGCACCCTTATCCGGTCTGAGAGCTTGACAGCCTCTCGAACTAAGGCTGCAAAACACTCACATGAGGCAAGTCCACGTAGGGGACTAACTAAGACCATTCTGTGTTCAACTTGTGACAGAGAGTTTGATGTCTCTACCTTCTTCGCCTACTCAACTCATGACTCTAGGTGCCCTGAGTGCAAGCAGGCTGACCTTGATGCCGCAGATCTATCCAAGTGGAAGGGGAAGTCAGAACCAGAGGACTATGTTACTTGTCAGGTATGCGGGCATCGAGCAGAGAGTCTGACTTCTCATATTAGTAGTGAGCACCAAACCCTTGTTGGGCGTTATGAAGCCATTCATCCTAATTTCAAACTCATAGCTCTATCTTCTAAACTTCATGGTCCTTCAGTCCTTAGGGGGCGAACCTTGTCGGATGAGGTTAGGGCCAAGATGTCAGGAAATGCCGGAAGGTGGAATCAAGGTCTGACTAAGAACACTGATGTTCGAGTCGCTAGTGCTGCTGAGGCGATGAAGGGGCGAACTCCTTGGAATGAGGGTCTTACAAAGGAGGATCATTCGAGTCTTCAGAGTACGTCAGAGAAGCTGTCGGCCCTTAAGTTAGGTGTTCCTAATGATGCTACAAGGCTAGACCTTTCCCTGATCGACTTCACTCCCTACCTTGATGAGGTAGGTGCTGTAGATCTCAAGATCATGGCGGAGGAACTGGATATTTGTGACCTAACTTTGAGAAAGTACATGAGTTCTCTTGGGCTCCGGAGTTCAACCAAGTACATTGAAGCTAGGGCGGAGCGGCAGATCATTAGGTTGGAGAAAGATGACCTACTGCCATTTAGGTTGAAGAATGGCAAGGTAGTCGTAGCTTCAGCTATGGTTGGGCTCAAGAAAGACTACAAGGTCATAAAGCGAGAGTGCCTTCGACATGACTTGGAAACCTTTACTCACGGTATCCGTCAAACCATTTGCCTAGATGCTATATCTAAGACTCTCGGGAGTGCTACTTTTGAACAAGAGTGGAAGTCATGGAGGTTTGTGAACCCTCTCTCTGGTCATCGTTTTCGTTTTGATGGATACTTCCCCTCTCACGACTTGGTAGTAGAGTTCCATGGGTGGCAGCACTGGGTGTTCCCCTCTGTGTATATTAAGAAGGAAGAGCTGTTCTTCGCACTTCAAGAGCGTGACCGGATTAAAGAGAACCTGATTCACTCTGATCCAACCCTTCGGTACTTCCTAGTCCGAGAGGATGAGCCCTATGCGGACCTTGAGTATCTTCGTGGAAGGTTGATTGACGAAGGGATCTTAGATCCAGGCAAGTAGCCGCTAAATCTCTTGTAGGCTCACTAGGGGTGTACGTAGTACTAGGAAGTCCCATGTTGACTAAGAACACTCCTCGAGTAGCGGTAGACGAAGCTGATGACGTAGAGGTTGGGGAGTTTCAGGTAGCGGAGTATATCATCTTCCTACTTGCTCTGGATACCTACGAGCGGTACGCAGAAGAGTCTTCTGGTGTTGATGATACCGAAGATGTTCTGATTAAGAAGGGCCTTCGGATCCTTCGAATGGCAGATTCTCAGATTGATGCCTACCGGGAGTTCCTGGAGAGTCATCTGACTAAGCCTGGTCAGATAGCGATGCTCCGCAAGGCGATGAACTTGAAGGTGTTCAATCCGGCGGGTGCAGCCCGGAGGGCCTTGCACTTCAGGACTATCCTTACTCGAGGTGGGACTGCAACGGTCAAGGGGATCTTAGCCAACCCGAAGTATGTCAGGCAAGTGAAGCAGGCCATAGCCGCTTCCATGTTGGATGATGCGGACAAGGCTCTTGATGTGTTTGCAGCTATCCCGCTGCTCAACATCCGAATGCGTGACTGGATTGATGATGCTGCAAAGCAAGCTGGGTCGGGTGAATCTGCCCCCTTACCTGTGGACAATGCTTCTAATGAAATAGGAGCTTCTGATGAGATCACTAAGGCGGGCATCCAAGAGGTTGCAGCTGTTGGATCAGAGGCGATTCAAGACGAGCAGAACTCCCGGTCTTTGATGCTTGCTAAGGTTGAAGAAAATGCAACCAAGGCAGCTGTGAAGTCTTTGGAGATCAACAAGAAGACGGACGCCCCTCCGAAGAAGTCTGAGGTTGTAGGTATTGCTACGGCCGCCGCAGTGGCCGCCATTAGTGACCCCACCCTCTTACAGAACATCCCAGTACCTCTCCAGGGACTAGATGCAGAGCAACGAGCAGCTGCTCTTACAGGGGGTCGAGTTCGAGTGGCTGCTGGTGCTGGTAGCGGTAAATCCACTACCTTGATAGCTCGCATTGAGTACCTCATCAAAGACTTGAAGGTCAATCCAGCTCGGATTATGGCTTGCTCTTTCAATAAGAAGGCAGCCGACGAGTTGAAGGAGAAGATTGCAGGGAAGGTTGGGAGTGACGGATCTTCAGGGGTTCAAGTGGGCACTATGCACGCCCTCTTTGCCAAGTTAATTGTTGGCACAAGGGACACCCCTGGATTCGGTAATCAAGAAGAGCAGGCAATGCTCCGACCTCCTAGGTTGATTGCTCCGCCTAAGAAGGGGTACAGGTCAATCAGTCCTGTAAGCCTTTCTCAGACTATCAGGAATATGTGGGTTGAGTGTGGGGCAGATGCAATAGCCTCTAGGTATGGGTACAGTAAAGAGTGGGTCGCAGAACCTCCGAAGGCTAAGAAAGCAGGACTTCTTCTTAATGCGTGGAGGGGTAACGATATCTCTCTAGATGAGGCCAAGAAGTCTGTAACCTCTAAGGCAGAAGCTCAAGCTGCGGTTTGGTACGACATGTACTTAGGGCTCAAGGGGGACACTCCAGGGTGGAAACCTCCTTGTTCAAGCTCCAAGCCCTACAGCAACTTCATGTTCAAGAATCGTAAGGGCAATGAGCGCCTAGGTGATCTTGATGACATGCTCAAGATCATTCGAGACATCCTGAAGAGGGATCCGAAGGCTAAGCAAGTTATCCAAGGGATGTTTGACCACATTCTTGTTGATGAGGCTCAGGATCTCAATACGGTTCAGCACCAAGTGTTTGGGATGCTCTCAGAACATATCCCTCAGGACTCCAAGGATAAGTCCATTTGGATGGTTGGTGATGAGAAACAAGCCATCTATCAGTTCCGAGGTGCTAAACCCGAACTCTTCCAGGGTTTAGATGAGGGTTGGACTGTTAGGAATATCCGAACCAACTATCGTTGTCAGCCTGAGATCGTGGAAGCTGCCAATAATCTCATTGACCATGATAGTGACGGGACCGTTGTAGCTTCCCAATCGGATCCACGAAAGGATAGAGGGAGAGCATCTATCCAAGTCAACCTTCCCGAGTCCAATGTTGAGGCTGCTATCGATACCATTGGTCGATACAGTAAGGACATTGACGAGGGTGCTGCGACAGAGAACTTTGCGGTCCTAGCTCGAACTAATGCTGAGTTGAACGACTTCGAGACAGCTTGTATCATCAATGAGATCCCTTATGTTCGTAGGGGTGGTAAAGGGTTCCTTGAGGCTCCAGAGTCTCGAGCTCTACTGGGGTACATCGACCTAGCGATGGGTAATGACTACGAGAAGATGAAGGGATCTCTCGTAGCTATTCTGACAAAGCCAGATCGTGGTCTATTCCTAGGGCATGAAGCGGTGGAAGAGGCAGTGAGTGAGGCTCTTGATACCTTAGCTCGTCGTGAGAGAGTTGATGTCAAGAGCGTTCGCCCCGATACTCTACTGGAACCTCGTTATCTGCCTATGTTGGCTGATTGCCTTAAGAGGTCACATCGTCTCAAGATCATCGATTCAGCTAAAGGTGATACTCGCAAGGGTGAGTACATATACCAAAAGAAGGTTGAGGAATTGGGGGCTAATCTTCGAGGGATAGCTCCTAGTCTTCGAGATCTCAGGGCTTACATTGAAGAGGGTCACCCGACGGAGGATCTTCTCAATCACGTACTGGACTCCATGACTTCTACAGTCGCCAGTTGGGACTTTGGCTCTAAGTCAACGGTGATGACCACGACTACACTTCGTGAGCAGATCACCAATGACATCTCTATCTTTGCAGATGATGATGACGATGAGGAAGATGAAGAGACTAAGGAAGCCCCAGTTGAGGGGGAGGAAGGCTTGGCGCCTGCTCCAGAGAAGCCCAAGGAACCTAAGGGCTTAGGTGCAGTTCAATTCCTCTTTGAGTTATCGAAGCCTAATCAGCATGATCAGGAGAACGCAACGGATCCATCCACCTCTCAGGGTTATGTTAAGAAGCTCGCTCGCTACTCGAAGCTAGCGGACACACTTAGGATCGATCCCGACAAGTGGGCTAAGAAGCAACTTGAGTTCCCTGAGGGTCAACGTAAGGAGAAGCCTCCTGCTATCACTCTATCGACTGTTCACTGCTCTCCCCCTGATGAGTTGATTCTAACTACAGATGGGTGGTTTCCAATTGGGAAATTGGACCCCAATAAGCATCGATTAGCTTCTTACCAGAAGAGTTGTAATCAACTCTTCTGGGGGAAGGGTACTTCTGGGTATGGTTTCAAGATAGGGCACCGTCCGTATAATGGTACTATCCTTACTCTAATTACAGATCAGAGTAAGACAAGGGTAACCCCAGACCATAGGGTTATTGCACAGTTCTCAGACACTTTCTTTGAGAAGTATGTTGTCTACCTTATGAGGAGGGGCAGTTGGTGGAGAGTTGGTCACTGTGTCTCGGGTCATAAGCCATACAAGTCAGGTGGGGTGTCAGGTAGATTAGGTACTGAACAAGCTGACTCAGGGTGGATTCTGAAGGTTTGTGAGACAAAAGAAGAAGCAATACAAGCTGAAGCTGTGATTCAAGGCACCTATGGGATCTTAGGGGTAACTTTTGAGGCAGCTAAGAGTAGAACCCTGACTTCAACTCAACTTCATCAGATACACAATTCAGTACGGGATGTTGTGTACCCGAGGGTACTAAGGTTACTTGCGGACTTTGGTTTAGATGAGAACTCCCCACTTTACATAAGGGATAACCAAGGAGAGCCCCGTAGTACCCTTCAGGGGATGTTTGTAACCAAAGCAAGTAACTTATTGTCTGATTATATGCTTGTTCCGGCCCCTAGCGCTGACTTTATTCAGCGTAAGGGTTCAGCTGAGCAGAATAGGAAGCCCAACTTACTACCTGTTAAAGTCTCTAGGGAGCCTTACAGGGGTGAAGTATACTCGCTAGATGTACAGCCTCATCACTTCTATGTTAGCGGTGGGATTGTAGTACATAATTCCGTCAAGGGTGCTCAGTGGAAGAATGTAACTGTGGTGATGCCTAAGGGGTTGTTCCCGATGGAGCGAAAACCAAGGCCGGATGAGCCACCTCCGGATCCAATCATGGTTGCAGCTCAAATGAAGGCCGAGAGGAATCTGGCTTACGTAGCTTTGACGAGAGCTGCTGTGAATCTGGAGATCACTTGTCCAAAGGGTATCAGTCCATTTGTGTTTGAAGCAGGATTGATGATCGGTGAGAACGTACCAAAGCCTGGTATGGACCAGCAAGAAGAGATCAAGGAGGCCTCTACTCTCTTAGGAGAGTGGGAGATGGCCTACCCGGAGGAGTTCTAAGTCATGGCCGCTACCTATACTGAGGTGACTCTACCTGAAATGGAGACCTTCCTCAAGAGAGGGTTCCGAGCTCTTCGCCCCAAGCAAGGGTTATACAAAGGGGAGATCTGCTTTGATCTCTTAGTGAGCCCTACTGTTAGCATCAAAGTACTCACCTCTATTAGACGAAGTGGGGCCCCTACTGGGGTTGGAGAGGATGCCATCAGGGTAATGTTCTGGGGGGTTAAGGTCGATCGGACGTTAGTTGCTGGGAAAGCACCTATTGTGAAGCGGACTCAGAACTGGAGGAACTCCCTTCAGGACAAGATTGAAGACTACCTTGAGCTCTATGAGGAGAAGTCTGAGTACTGGGATGTTCGAGGTGCTCAAGAGCCCGGTTCTAAGGGCCCCCCTTGCACCGAAAAACAGGTTAACTTCATCCTAGGGATGGCTTCTCGAGCTTCAGAAGATCTCTGGGAGAGCACTGAGCTCTCATGGCCCCCGGATAGGGAAGAGGTTGCAAGACTAACCTCTAAGGAAGCCAGTAAGGTCATTGAGGTCCTACTGGCAGCAGGGTTAGGACGCAGGTACGCTACTGTGGCAATAACTGAGCTCCCAAGCTTCGAAGTAGCGACTGCTAGTACAATAGATGAGCTAGCTAGTCAGTTGGAGAATGATCTTCGAGGGAACAAGGATGCTCATGATATAGTGGTCGGGAGGGAAGAGGCCTTATACCGAGCTCACGTTCAAGCAGTCCTCAAGTACGGTTGTGAGGGTGGTTGTGAGGGTGGTTGTGAGGGTGGTTGTGAGGGTGGTTGTGAGGGTGGTTGTGATAAGACCGAGAGTAAGTGTGAGGGTACTTGCGGAGGTACTTGTGATTGCAAGAAGGCAGAGGCAGAAACGTATAGCTACGACTTTACTGGGCCGGTGTAGTCTTCCTCGATGAGTGAGCTTCAGTTTCAGGTTACCGTTGACCCTGGTCACCCTTCAGTGGTCGATAGTGCCATCTGCTTTGAGACTGGAGCCCGAGTAGACCAATTGGTGCCAGGGGTCTATGAGCACCATGGGGTGGGCTTTGACGCTAGCTCACCTGGTGCGCTGCCTAAGTTCTTTGAGGATCTGATCTGTGGTACTCCTTTCCCTCTGAACTTTGCTACGCATGGGGTTCGAGGTCCCGATACGGTTTTAGCTATCACCTTGTTCATGCATCGAGATCTCGCATTGAACCCGGCGACCCTTGGTCTCGTGTATGGAGTGGACCTAGTGCATAGGCTAGGACCTTCTATGTTATCACACTTGGACCCCACAATATCTGGGTTCTTGAGGTCTTTCAATAGGTTCTTCCCAGAGAAGCTGTCTAAGCTTGAGCGTGGGGAGCGTATTGCAACCGCGGTTCAATGGATCAGGGAGTATCTAGTTGACGGGAGAATACCAAGCCTAGGGGGGCAGCTCCCTGATGTTCGAGTGATAGACATAGGGACCAATGGGTTTGTACTTGCGGAGACGCTCAATCCCTCTGTTGAGGCTTGGGAGGTCCTATACCGGAGAGGTTTCCTCCGAGGGTTACTCATAGGACCCGAGGTGGATGGATCACGACCTGTTTTGGCGTCACGAAAGAATGTTCGAGCATGGTCGACCCTCCCTCAGTGTATTCCGTTCTTAAATGATCTTGACTCTATTTCCGGGGGTGATCCGGAATGGCGTCAAGAAGGGGATAATCTGAGATCACCCTCTGTAGGCACTAAGATCCTAGTATCCCACCTGTTAGAAGTGTTTTTGAGATTCTAACTAGTTGTGAACTCACTGTTGGTACGCACCCTCCCTGTTGACACCCTAGTAGACTTGGAAGACCCTGATATCCCTCGGTCACCTCCAATGCCTAACTTCCAACGGGAGAGGGATACCATCCCCTGTCCACCACCTTCTCATGTGGAGGGGTACCTGGAAGAGGATTCGCTATCGTGAATCTTGTTGTAGGCCTTCTTCTTAGTAGATGGCTAAGCTGGTCACGGTCGCAACCGATGGATTTCGAGACTACGTTTCCCTTCCAGGGGGGCGTCAGATCAATCTCGGATCAATATCGGTATTGAAGTTGGTCACCTCCTTAGTGAAGGGGGTCAACCCTTGTCGACGAGCTTTGAACGCCTTCCTAAAAAATAGGCAAGTAGTCATCTCGGTGGACCTAGAGGAATTGGAAGACCTACTGAAGCCGAAGAGGTCTCGATGGGCCTGCCATGATGATCTGTTTATCCCAAATGGTTTTCGTCAACTTGTTAGAGGCACTAGCATGAACCCAGAGACATCCCAAGCTGAAGCGATCAACCAGAAGATTGCAGCAATCGAAGAGGGGTTAGACCTTCTTGATAAAGCTGCAACTGAACATGCTAGTGAGGGTGAGGTTGCTGGCTTAGTTGCCTCCTTATCTAGTTTGGTCTCCGATTTAGGCAGTGATTCTATTGAGAAGACTGCTGCTGTTGATAAGGACTTGATGCAGGAGTTGCTCCTTTTCATGGAGAATGAAGACTCCATCTTCAACCAGAAGGAAAGCATCATCAAGAACATCATGCGCAAGAAGAAGCGTGGTGTTTATGATCCTTCCCTTGCCCCCAAGCTTTGGCTGTACTGGGTTGATAACGGAGCGGTAGCTTACGTTAAGAAGGGGGGCATCAATACCCCGGGGAAGAAGTACTTCCCTATTGAACTCCGTAGGGCATTGGCAGAGCAGATTGCCAAGAGTGAAGAGAAGATGATTGAGGATGGTGATTACAGCTCAATCAAGGTAGCTGGGGATGAGCAGGATCAGGGTCAAGTTGATCAGGTCCAGGGAAAAGAAGCTGGTGAGGACAAGGATGAAGGCGAGGACAAGAAGAAGTCCCTACCCCCTTGGTTAGAGAAGAAGGAAGCTTCTACCCCTGTTTACTACAAGCTCGCTGCTGCGGATGTACCTGTTATCAACGAAGCCCTTGCCCATTCGGTCATGGCTAAGATCGATCTAGCTCTTGGAGTGGTAGATACCAGCACCAAGAAGAACGCTCATCTGGCTAAGAGTGACCTGAATAAGATTAGCAGCCAGCTTTCAACGCTTATTACAGGTGCGGATCTTGGAGACCCGACTCTCTGTACTCCTCTCAAGGAGTTGGCCGTGATGGCCGATAAGATTCACACACATTTCAGCTGACCTGTGCAGTAATTGGAAACTAAGGACGGAGTTTAACAATGGGATCTCCTCGAGAACTTGACACTTTCATCTACCGCATGGGTACTGCTCCTAACACTAGGGTTGCAGTTTCGCAAAAAAACAAGGTATTTTCTTACATGGTAGGCAAAAACAAGTTCCAACAGATCGGTGTGGTCTCGGAATTTGGATTTGATGAGTCCAGGACCATTGATCCGGTGCGTGGGGTTGGTTTTGGTGACATGGTGGCCGAATTGGTCCCTGGTGTCACTGAGCCGATGACTCTCACGCTTAACAGGACCCTCCTGTACACCGTGAACATCTTCCAGACGTTGGGTTACAAGGGTGGCGTGGAGGGCCTAGTCAGGTCTCTTCGACACCACAGGTGGCCCTTTGACATCAAGCAAGAGCTGGTCTTCAGTGAGATCAGTTCCAAGGAGGATATCAGTGGTGTGCCACTGGCTCCGAAGAAGGCCACTACTCAGCCGCAGGGTGTCAACAACATCTACGCCTCTGAGATCAAAGCCCTCTTCACCTTCTTTGAGGGTTGCTGGTTGAACAGCTACTCCGCTTCGTTCACCTCGGATTCAGCTATCGTAGCAGAGAACAGCTCTGTAACTGTAACTGACATCATTGATGGTGTTTCGAATTACGGAGAGTTCATTGACTCCGGTCTATCTCCTGCTGGTGGTGGTTCTGCTGGTGCTGGTTACTCACTCCGCTTTGCGGGTGGTACTCAGCCGGCTACCAACGTCACTGGAGCGTAGTGTAGAGGAGGCCCCCTAATCAACGGGGGCCTCAGATGAGATTGGACAAGCGGCATCGGATGTAAATGAAGATCACTTAGATCAGATCCAGATTATTTCCCCTCGGACTCCCTCACCGGAGCAAAGATTAGAACACCGAGACGGAATGTAGATGTACACTCACTGCTCTGCCGTACCCGCGAAGTCCTTCTCACACCATATTTCTGTTGAAAGGGTGCGAGATGGCAAAGAGATTACAAGCGAAGAAGATCACAGAAGCGCTCCAGAAAGCTCAGAGGGTTGGTGAGGTTGAAGAGCGTTTTTCTATATCAGGGTGTGAGGTTGTACTTAGAAGCCTCACCCCTGAGGAGTTTGAGTCGGTAATCACAGAGACTGAGGATCTTGACGAGGGTTTACCGTACATTAATTCATTCAAGAAGGGTCACATCTGTCGGTCCTTGGTTGAGGTGAATGGGGAAAGCCTTCGTGAGTATGACTTTGTTGATGTAGAGGTTGAGTCTACCGACATAGCTACCAAGCAAGTCACTCAGAAGGTTGTAGCCCTAGAGCGGCATAGGTTTGTGCTGGAGTACATCCTAGCAACTTGGTCTCGTGAGGCTATTGACGTATCCTACCGTAAGTTCCTGGACCTAACCTCCAAGTCAGAGGCTGAGGCAGCGAAGGGGGTAGAGTTTACGCTTCCCGATGAGACCCCAGAGGAGAAATACCGTCGTCTGCTAATAGAGACGAAGGAGATTGAAGCCCAAATCCCCATAGAGTTAGCAACTCGCATCCTAGATGAAGTTGGTTATATGACCAAGTCTTCCAAGGAGGAGTTGGATCACGTAGATCAGGTACTCTCAAAGGTGGCAGAGGACACCTCTGATGAGCTCCAGGAAGAGCTTCAGAGGGAGCCTGTTCCAGTGGAGGCTCCTGCCTCAAGCACGGACCTGAGGTCTATGCTGCAGAGTAGGGTGCCTTTGAATCAGAGGTCGGTAGCTATCCCTGTACCAGTACCTCAACCGGTGATGACTCAAACACCAGATCCTCAACCAGCACCTCGAGTGGTTTCTGGGCCAGCGCTTCCGATCACCCCAGAGGTGAGAAGGAGGGCTCAGGAGATTAGTGCTCTTGAGTTCGGGATGGGTCTCGACTCGATGGACCCTGGGCCAGCTCTTCAGGGAGGTACCAGCTACACAGTACCCCCTCACCTTTCAGAGGGAGCTCAATTGCTTTCCGAGCCGGCGGTTAGGGTTGACCCTAACGGAGTCAATACTATTCTGGACCAACCTCCAGCAGTAGGGATAAACCCACGGTACAAGCCCCAACCTAAGTACTGAAGGGTATGGCAAGCCCGACCCTCAATGACCGAATCAATCAGATTGTAGAGGGTACCGAGGAAGACCTCGCCTCTCTTGAAGTGGATCCGGAAGACATCCGGATCTCAACTCCGAGGGAGCCCGAGGTCAACCCTGAGATCTATAGGGACGTAGAGAGTCTTCTCTTCAGAGGCTTTCTGATCCTCCCGGCTACAATCAATGGTGCGCAGTTCATCTTTAAGTCGATGAACCACCATGAGTTTGAGTACTTGAGTTGGGTCTCTGGTGGCACAGCTACTGGTAAGACCATCGATAGGTACTACAGTTCATTCATCTCTTACGGGGTGTTCATGATTGACGGTCAGAACATTCTGCCTAACCGAGAGCAATGGATACCTCAAATTGAGGAAGCTTTTGAAAGCTTCTCTCCTCAGGTGAAATCCAAGATCATTCGGTACTTGTCCGAAGTGAATCAGAAAGCCTCTAATGCGATATCTCTGACGGAGGCTTTCTGTATTGAGCAAGTGTCTCGGTTCAAGTGGGCTCAGTACAAGAACTTGGATCTCATGCGGTCTTCTTGTACTGGGGTTGAGGGTAGCGAGAAGCTAGGGCTTAATTATGCTCAATTAGTATGGAGAGCCCTGAATCACTATGAAGACCTTAGGGATACTGCGGAGAGGGAGTGGGATAACGCTAAGTTCATTGGGTCATGCTTCGCAGGAAAAGAGATCAAGAAGGTCTATAGTCAGGATAAGGACCGACGTCAGAAAGAGCGTGAGGAGAAGCTGAAGAGAAGAGACCAACTTATCCGTCAGGTAGTCCTCAGGGAGAAGCCAGGGGAAGCTGAGAATAAGGGTCGTTACAGCATGACGGTGGCTAGGACTACAGAAGAGCTAGCTAGTCAGCTTGAGAAGGATCTTCGTGGTGAGAAAGACTGGCATGACCAGATAGTTGCAGCTGAGGAAGCCAGGATTAAGGCTCAGATCAAAGATCGTCAAGTAAAGCTCCAGACTCTCATGAAGGATAAGAACCAAGAAGGCGTTCTTCCTTACATGGCTTCCACTAGTTTGGAAGGTCTTTCCCACGAGGAAGTGCAAGAACGGATCACTAGGAAGAAGCAACTTCAAGCTCAGCAATCAGCATCTCGTATGGTTTTCCCGGAGATGCAGGATGAGAGGTTTGAGGGTTTTCTTCAGAAGTATGTGGATCCTGACGACACTACTTATCAGGGGACTGGAGTGAGGTCTACACTTGGTGTGACCGACCGTGACGCCTCAGAGATTCAACCTCTGCCTCCGCCGAGACCTAGAGCAACCCCATTTCGAAAGTAAGCCATGCCAGCCAACAAGGAAGAACTTGAGCTAGCGTTCAAGATTGAGATGGAGACCAAAGAGGCTCTTAAGGGCGTTGCTGGGATTGACAAGGCCCTTAGAGGGATAGTCAACCGCAAGATCAACCTTAAGGGGTTTGATTCCAAGGGGCTTAGGGATTTTAGGAAAGAGGCGGTTGCGACTGCTAAGGGTATTAACGAGGTTGTTATGTCCATGTCTCCTAAGAATAGGGGAAAGTTGGATAAGGACATCAAGGACGTTGAGCACTCTTACAAGGAATTGCTAAAAGTTACCCGTAAGGAGAGGCAGAAGGTTGCTAAAGTCGAGAAGACTATCAGTAATTCATCCTCTAAGGAGGAGGAGAAGTCAGCTAGGGAGGAGTTAATTCGTGTCAAGAAGACTGGTGCAAAGCTTGTTAGTGAGCACAAGAGAAGCTTCCTGAAGTCACGGAGATCTCTCTCGACTCGGATGGCTAACGTTGGAGCTCCTGCTGATATTCAGAAGAGAACTGAGAGTGCAAAGAATACTCGAGATTGGGTAGCTCGGGATAAGAGTCAGCAGTCCAAAAAAGATAAGGATGCACAGGCGTTTGTTGAGGGTATTAAGGGTGGTAACCTTGGTAAGGATATGGCTGAGGGGTTTGGCGATGCCCTGAGTGCTATGAAGGGGAAGGATATATTTGGTCTTGCCAAGGCGGGTTACAAGGTCTCAGCTGGCCTCATGAAGGGTGGTGCCCGGGTTTCGATGAGGCATGGGGAGGGTTTGGAGTCTAGGGGTGTTGCTCGAGCAGGTAAGGGTGGGATAGGGAACAAGGCTATGGGTGGTGCCATGAAGGGCATCGGCAAGGCCATGCAGTCGATTGGACCACTCCTTAATTCCTTATCTAAGATCCTACCAATTCTTGGTATGGTTGGCGGAGCTATCTTCAGTTTGGTGAAGCTTTTCCTTGATGCTGATGCTGCTGTCAAGGAGATGAACAAGACTGTCTTGGAGGGAGCTGCTACCTGGGACACTTACGCCTCACAGGGTGGTGACGTGGCTATGGGCATGGAGCACCTCGACGATACTCTTAAGACGATACGAGATCAGACCACAGATCTCGCGATGAACTTGAGTATGGGGACGACGGCTAAGGAGCATCTGCAATTCCTCAATGTCTTGCAGCGAGAGGGTGTTACTATGCAAAAGCAAAAAGCTTACATAGATAACACTAACAAGTCGATTCAAACTAGAATTGAAAAAGTCAGAGATAATAAGGAGGAGGTAGAGAGACTTACTGCTAGTATGGCTAAGTACACAGACATCTCTGTGCAGGCCATTCAATACTCTAGGTTGTTCGGGGTATCTCTAGATGAGATTGCTCAATTCCAAGCCGAGATGATGCAAGAGCTTGGTTCAGGTCTTAGCGACGTATCTAAGGAGTTCTACGCTATTGGTGTTGCTGCAAATGAGTCTGGGATCGCTCAGAACAAGTTCTTTGCTATGATCAGAGGTGTCTCCTCTGACTTAGGTCTCTACGGTGTTCGCGTTGAAGAAGTTACCAAGATGCTTGGTCAACTTGGTAAGGTGATGAACCCAAGGACTGCAGAGAAGTACATGAAGTCCTTTGCTCAGGGGATGAAGGGTAAGTCCATAGAGGATCGCTTGAAGGATACCCTAATGGCAGGACCTGAGGGGGTTAAGCTTATTCAGAAGAACATCGCTAAGCAGAGCGAGGACATGGTCAAGAAGCTTAGGGAGTCAGCAGGACTTGCGAGTGATGAAGAGGCAAAGGCACTCTTGAGTGGTGGGTCCATTAAGGGAGCCAAGGGGGAGAAGTTAACCTTAGCTGATTTAGAGAAGCAGGGTAAGACCGGTGGTGCCAGATCCGGCACTATGATCGAGGGATTTCAAAGGTTGGATACCGCAGGTAAGCAAGCTAAGAAGGGAGCTTTTGGGGCTTCAATGGCTGCTGAGAACCTTGATGCGATGGGCACCAAAGAACTAGGTGTAGATAAACTCAAGAGGCTAACTGGAATGAGTAGCTTCTTGAAGGCCATCGAATCAGGAGATCCCAACAAGATCATGGGTGCTCGGACTGCTGCAGGGGGCCAAGATCAACTGGATGCTTATGTTGGGATGGAACGAGCGATCAACCAACAGAAGACAGCTATACTTGACGCTCTTGATAACCCTGGAGGTAATCCAGAGATTATCAATTACTTGAAGAGCATCAAGAAGTATGACGCGAGCGGTACTGATGCTGCTAGGGAAGCAAACAAGAAGGCTGCTGAGAGCCTCAGTCAAGACGAACTATGGGCTTCCTTGGATAAGAAGGACGCAAAGAAGGAAGAGACTAATGAACAGGCAATGCTCCGAATGGGTTCTGAGCAGGGTAATCGCACCATGGGGATCATGTACAAGATGGACAACATCTTTGATGCCCTATTCAACTACATCTATACTCTCCTGACAGACATCTTTGAGGCCATCAAGCCAATTGGTGGGGGTCTGAAGAAGATGATCTACAAGTCTGGTAATAAAGACCTAATTAAGGCTTGGAGAGAGTCTGGGGGTGATCAGGCCAAGTACATGGGTTTGCTTGCAGGCTCAGATACTATGAAGGAGGTTGATAGGGTTCTTGGATCTAAGGACCCCAAAGACAAGGAGAAGAAGGAAGCAGTAAAGGAATCCATATCCTCTAACTATAAGAATACCTTGGAGCACGGTTTGCAGCTCGATGCAGCATTAGGTAAGTTAGGTATAACAGATGAACAGAAGAGGACTGTTCGGAAGGGAGCTCATAGTTCAGGGGGCCTAAAAAAGGGTGTTGAGGAGGCTGGGTTAACTGAGGATCAAACTCATACAATTCTCCAGCAGGTAGCACAATGGGATCCTGATGTTGAAAATAAGACAAAGACTATAGAGGACCTAGGTAAGATCCTGGGAAATAACCAACCTTCAGTTAAGACCGAGAAAGATCAGAAGCCTATCGTAGCAGCAGCTTCGGGAGCTACAGATGCTTCAACTTCCGCTCCCGAAGCTCCTCCCGCTCAACAGCAAGCTACCGCTGCCTCAGCTAATCCTGGTGCAGGTGGAGGGTCTGTAGTTACATCAGCAGCTCCTAAGGGAAGTGGGGGTGCTTCAGGGGGTTGGGATGATCCAGCACCAGGTGCAGGCCCTGCGGGTACCCCTGGGGGTAACCTACCGACGCCACCTGACGCGAAGGCATTGAATGAAGCTGTCCTTAGTCAGGTTGACTTTACTGGCGGTGCAGTAGTCAACAGCCTCCAAAACCTTTGGGATGCCTTGAGGACTAAGGGTATCAAGTTAGATAAGCCACAACTTGAGGGTGAGATTACAAATGCCATCCATAGTGGTACCTACCTAGGAGCCCAGGATGCACTGGCAGAGTACGCCCTCTATACCGCTACCAATCCTGCCAAGGTCCTTCAGAACATGAAGGGTTCGGGATTTAAGGGTATGTCCGGGTTGGCTGGATCCCTTGAGGGGCAGATGGATGCGGCAAAGAATCTTAGTAAGAATGCAGCTGGTGGTGTTGTCACCAGTGTTACTGGTGGGATGGCTCAGGTCAATCCAGCACCTGGTGAAGGGCTCGCTTCCATTGGACGTGGGGAAAAGATCCTCCCTGCTGGTGCTAATGGAGGGGGTTCAATTACCTTGAATGTGAATGGGATCGGAGGGGCAGATCTGGCCAACTTCCTCAAGGAGAAGGTTACTCAAGGGGTCCATGAGTACAAGCGTCGAGAGAAGTTCACCTGATGGCTTACATACCTTCTGCAAATCAGTCTAACTTTGATGCCCTAGAGGGCCCTGGTCTCCCCAATTATACCCATGGGGCAGATACTCGAAGTCACTACATACCTCTAGCATTTCAGGTTACAAGTCCCTATGACATGAGGAAGGCGCTATTACCTCATGCTCTCATTCTGCACGTGAATCCAAGTAGCTTTGCTGAGACCTTCAACAAAAAGGTTGAGAGGATTCAGACTTTAGGTGGGTTCGTTGAGCAGCATTGGGGGGATGACCTCTCAGAGATCTCCGCAGACCAGTCGACGGGGGCCTTCATCAACCTCTACACAGGTCTGTCTTCAATGCTTCGTCAGAGGACTATTGCTTGGGATAGGTATCGAGATCTCTACGACTTGTTCAGAAATAATGGGAGTGTCTACGATCCGTTTGGGACTATTGTACTTCAGGGGTGGATCCTTCTGATCTATGACCGTGGTACTTATGTTGGGACGTTTAGGACCTTCTCTGTTGAGGAGACTGACGACTCACCCTTTGCATTCAAGATCAACTGGACTTTCAAGGTTGAGAAGATCCTTCAGCAAGTACCTCAGAACTCAGTGCGGTTGAATCAGAGAGTAGCCAACTTTCAAAGAGGGAATGGGACTACTAATAACGCTCTCTACCCACCAGCTGGAACGGCAATAGCCCAGCCGAAGAAGACCTAAGGTCATGGCAGAGAAGAAACCAAACACCCCACAGAGCCCCTCGACACTCCAGGACAACACTTTTGCCCCAGTGAGTAATGGGAACTCAATTGCTAACCCGAGACCCGCAGAACTCAAGGGTGGTAGTGATAGGATTCTCAATCAGATAGAGCAGACGGCTGACTACTACGGCCCAATGATCTATCAGAATCTATCGTTCTTCTCTTCGTTAGAGCTCAGTAACGACGAGAACTTGGATTTCATTCCTGTATCCCAGACGAAGTCCAACCCAAAGCTATTTGTCATTGGGTTAATCCCACCCTCCACAACTATCAGTGGGAGACTTTTAGATCGATCAGCTTCAGTTGGTAGGGTTACTGGGAACCCTGACCAATCTCTTGACTTTGGAGGTAAGCCTTCAGAGGCATCCGGCGGTACTCTTAGTGTAGGCGGGGACATCAGTCTCTCGACCCTGAGTCCAAGTGAAATTAGCAACGGGGGCATAGTAACCTCTGCTGGGTACCAGATCAAGCAGGGTACCGGAGTCCCAAATAGGGACATTCCATTTCCTCCTGGTATGAAAAACCCTAATGGTGAACGTGGAGCTCACCCAGGACTCAGTATCCCTCAAGTCTATAGTGCAATAAGAAGCGCTTACTTGGAACTCAATGGTAAAGAGGGTACCCCTACTGAGTTGCAGTTTTATACTGCTCAATGCTTAAGGGAAACTGGAGGAGCACCTTGGAACAATAACTTTGGTTTCATGGTTAATTACGGGACGACCCCACCCGCTAGTGGGAATTACTTTCTAGGTCCACCTGAACCCAAGGCGAAACCACCAGCCCCTAACGGAAAGTACTACAAGACATTTGACACCACTACTGCGGGAGCCAAAGCTTTTGTTGCTCACTTAACTAAGAACAAGAATGTTGTTGCAGCCGCTCAGGGGGGTGACGCCCTAGGGTACATGACTTCGTTAGCTCAAACTGGGTATTACGAAGCTTCTGTTGATGTCTACTACACTGGGACTAAAGGGAGCCCTCCGAAGGGATTCTTCCCAGCTATGTTGACTAACGTATCTAGAGCAATGGCTGGGTACGGTGTTACATTAGGTGATGGTTTGGATCTTCCAAAACACCCTCCTAAGTGTTGCGCTTTTGGGGAGGAACAAGCTAAGTATCGAGAAAGAGTAGCGCCTAATGGAAAGGGGTTGAAAGCCAATAACCTCAATCGATTCATGGCTGGGTCAAACTATGACGAGAACTGCAAGCTTCTAACTCAAGCACCTCAAGTCCAACCCGATACTAATGAGGGGTGGAAGGATCAAGGTTCCGCCAATGCGAGTGCTTCGGTTAAGGAGGAGAGCAGTGTTGTTGGTCTTGAGGACTTGAATAAGAGTGAGCTTGGGAAGAAGTTCATGGCGGCTCAGGCTCTTGAGATCCTAGCTACTACGCTTCAACTAAATCAGATGAAGAACACCCCACCCTTGAGGTTGATGGTCAACCCGATCACCTTCAAGGTTAGCTCAGAGAAGATCATCTCTGATGGTGGTTTCACTCGAGAAGGTCCAATCATCGAGCATTGGGGTGAGCAGCAAGATAAGATTGAGGCGTCCGGGAAGTTGGCTGCGTTCATGGCAGTAGACGGTAGACCCTCAGAGGAGGGTGCTGCTCTTGGGGGTCCTGGTCTTACTAGGGTAGCTAGGAACTTCACTGCTAGCTACCAGAACTTCTTGAGTCTTTATCTCCTCTACCGTAACAATGGTGGGTTGTACACTCAGGGTCTTGAAGGCAATCTACTAACGAGGCTTTCCTTAGTCGGGTCCATCTACATTTACTATGACAGTACCCTCTACATCGGGTCCTTTGATAGCTTTAACATCACCGAGACGGACTCTAATCCATACTCATTGGAGTATGACTTCTCTTTCACGGTTAGGGCTACGTTCACTCTGGATAGTCCGACTGAGGATGACTACAACGTCAAGAAGATATTTCAACCTGATCCGGCAATGCGAAGTTCGGATAAGCAGTTCTCTCCTCAGTTGATTACTGATTCAGGCGGCGGTCTCGTATCACTACCTCCTGGTTTCACTGGAGTTAAATCCTAATCATGCCACGTGGACCATTTCAAGGTAACTTCGCACCCAATGCTAGGCCGACTATCATCACGGCTCCTGATGCCATGGTGTTCATCAACGGTGAGACTGATATCATTGGTTGTTCGAGTTGCAAGAGGAAGTTTGATCTAGGGAAGTACATCACTCAGATTCAAGTTAGCCTTGGAGTGGATAGTGTACCGGGTACTGCTAGCGTGAGTATGACTATACCTACTCACATAGTGGATGACTTCTACTTCGATGGAAACCCTATTCTCACTCCAATGATGGAGATTGAGATCTACTCTAAGGGGTACTACCTTCTTGAGGGTATTCCACAATACTACCCAATATTCTGGGGGATTGTAACTGAAGTAGGTACTGCCTACTCCTCTGGGGAGCATACGGTTACGGTTCAATGTGCAGATATCCTGAAGTGGTGGGAGATCTGCATGATGAATGTCAGTCCTGCTTTTCAGGCTCCTTCTGGGCAACTTGGTAGATCGATCTTTGGTAATACCCTCTACGGTACTAACGTCTATGACCTAATCTACACTCTGTCCAACATGGCTTTTGGGGATATCATCATAGCAACTGGTTCCCTTACTGCCCTGAAGAAGGAAGAGGCTCAGAAGCAGACGTTCAATGCAGCCCTTGGGGACATCATGCAATACTGGGCCAGTCGGTTCAGTAAGATCCGGTCAAGCCTACTACTTTACGGGGTCAATGGGATTGCTGTTCGAGGTGACTCTATTGCCCATGCTTACAAGTCTGGGAAAGTAACGCCTGGTGTACAATCTATTGCTAATGCTGTACGCAATGCTAACGGTGGTGATTCAGCAGCTCAGCTCGTGTTCGACCCCACTGATCCAGACGTAACTGCATTTAGGACGCAATTCTCAGCGGCAGGGGAGGTGGACTTCTGGCAGTCTAACTACCAGACCAAGCTAGAGATTGCCAACTCATGTAAGACTGCAGTTGGGTTTGAGTTCTACATGGACGTGACGGGGGATATTGTCTTCAAGCCTCCTTTCTTTAATCTGGACATTCTCTCCAACAAGCCCATTTCTTGGATCCAGCCAATCGATATCATTGACTACGATATCACTGATTCTGAGTCTGGTGTTGTTACTCAGCTTACTATCCAAGGTAGTTACGGTGGTAACATCGACTATGGATTTGGGCCAGAGATCACGCCTGTAACTAGTGTGACAGATTACCATCTCCTTCGAAAGTATGGTTGGAGATCTCGCCCGTACAACTCAGAGTTCATGGGGGACACCACAAGGATGTTCTACCATGGGTTAGATGTCCTTGATAGGATCAATTCAGACCGCATTCAGATGACGGTAAGTATACCTCACCGTCCAGAGCTCCGCCTGGGCTTCCCGGTATACATATCCCATTTAGACCAGATTTGGTATGTGAAGGGGATCAGTCATACCATTGCTTTTGGGGGGAGAGCTCAGACTCAGTTGAGCTTGACCGCTAGAAGGCAGAAGTTCTTAGCCCCAAAGGGGATCTCTACTCTCCATACCAATGGAGTGAAGGAGGACGCCACTGCCAACCCTAACACTAAGAGTTCCTCCTCAAAGGTCAGTCAAAAACCCTCAGGTAAGGCTAAGGAACCGCTGACTATACGGCAGTTGGCTAAGTCCTCGTTTAGGTTGGATCTCGGGGATGCTGCCACAATCCCTCCAGTCAATTTCAACCCTGATGATCCAAAGTCGTTAGATCCTTACGCTCCCCTTGTTCTTCGACACCCGAAGAGCGGTAAGATCATGGGTTACCCCAATGTGGTAATGGTCTACGCTCGACCTTATGATCCGAAGGGTAGTTTCACAACAGTAGCTGGAGAGAAGAAGCCTGGGGAGAATCCGATGGTCCCCAAGGCGAACAAGGGTTCTGTTACTGAGAGGCAAGAGGTAAACTTGGCGGCTGAGGAAGCTTTGATCAGCCCGGACAAGACCTTAGGTCTGAGTAATAAGTATGCCCACAATCGATTCTCTTATGGGTTAAATTCAGCTGGTGTCTACGTTTACGCTCAGGACATGGGAAAGGTTATCACTCAGTTTGCCTTACTCCCGTTCAAGAATATCGCAGTAACTCAGAACGGATCAACCGCAAAGTTTGGGGATACTACCATCAAACTAGAGAACCCAAATACAATGGTTCGACCTGTTTCGGATGAACGTGGGTTTGAAGTCATCGGTCATTTCCGATATGGACGAGGGGTATCCCTACGTGATGGTTCCTTGGTTTTCAACGAAGGAAGTAACAATACTAAAGCTAATGTGGGTACTCAACTTGCGCTTGGCGGGGACTTGTTCGCTACCCTGACAGCACAGTCCCAGGGTTTGACTTCGATAAGCTCAGCTTACTCCAACCCAGCAGATACGGTGGCTCGTCTGCTCCCTGAGGATCTCCAAACCTCTGCCGCTCTCACTACTGGTGCTACAGGGATCACAGTACCCGCTTTCTCAAATACAGGTACTAACTTTGTGGATGTTGCGCCGCTAGGGTCACCTCAGGATAAGGGTTTCCCGACGAGCATAGAGGCTTCTCAGCTCTCTAGGGCCCTGACCTTAGCTGAGATGACTGTTCGATCAGATCAGACTCCAGGGTCTAGTAACTGTCAGTGTCAGACAGGCAGAGGGGACTTAGCCTTCATCAGTGTAGGTTATCAATTAGCCCCCATCAACCCTTCTGTCCCCACCTCAGGGGAGACTCTCTACGGAAGTAATACTCGGCAGCTTACCGGGGATAACATACCTCAAGCGATACTTGATAGTGCTAACGCAGATCGAGAGACTAGGGCAAGTACCTTCAATCCATTACCTCCTACCCTAAAGGGTACTGACTTAGTGGATAAGGTAGAGAGCTACCTTTGGAAGCTCTATCAGAGTTTGGATGAGCCTCATCAGAGACTTGAGAACCAACTCCGTGGAGACCCCTCTGGACTCGAGCCTGATATTCGTCAAGTCCCCGACCTATTCACTGATGTAGAGGGGACAGTCGAGACACGAGCTTACGTGGACCTGTTCACGAACAGGGACCAAGACAACGCTTTTGGGAACTTCTCCCCACCTTTCTCTTCTTCAAATAGAGCGGCCCTTGGGGATCCTACTGCTACAGCTCAACAAGCGGTGTCATCTAAGTCAGACATTGCACAGTCCTTCCAAAGCTTTGGGGTGAACCTAAGGAAGAACACTAAAAAAGCTCAATTGACTCAGGAGATTGCCGATCTAAACGCTGAAATAGCTCGATTGAATAGTCGTCTTGCTTCAGTGACTCCCACCCCAGGTTTGGTGTCAATCACAGGCGGTGATACTCCTGAGAGCCTTCAAAAACAGATTGCTACAGCAAAGCAATCCATGACCAATAAGCAAACTGAGCTTGCTCTGATCGGGTAATCCAATGGCAGGTAAGAATTTTCCCGTTGGTACAGTACCAGAAGCTGATTTTGCCAACAATGACTTCTCCGGGTTGAAGATAGGTATCATTACTCGAGTAGATGAGCTTCATCTCAAGTGTGACGTGAAGGTTATCACGGGATCAGAGGATCGCTTTGAGTTAGACCTTACTCAACCGATGTGCGGACCTCGTAGCTTCTTTGGGGGGATCCCTGAGGTTGGATCCGTTGTGGTTCTGGGTTACCGAAAGAGGAATAAGCAATTCTACAGTGCTATGATCCTGGGTTACGTCCCAGTTGGGACCCTGATGGGGTTGAAGTTTGACCCCTTCGCAGCGATCCCTCCTGGGGAGGTTTCAGCGGAAGATGTGAATGGAGTCCAAGATCTATTTGGACCAACTGTACGCTACAAGAGAATCAAGGGGAAGCAAGGGGACATTGTGGGAATGTCCTCCTCTGGGTCTGAGTTCTTGATGTCCAAGGATGTCCGTCTCATCAATAGAGCCGGGGACAGCTTCGAGCTTAGGGATGTGGACCGGACCTACGTTCTCCAAGCACTTCATCGGGTGGAGTCTGATTCGGCCTCCTATACCTTCTCGGGAGCTATCCGCAGGGGGGCGATGAACCTTCCTCTTGAGATCTTCAAGTCAGACTCCAAGGGGAACATCACCAAAGTAATTAGGGACCAGAGCAGTCGGTACTTCGGGAGTGATGATCTAGGGAAAGCAGGGGTAGGTTCAACTACTTTCGTAAACCCTTCTACCAACACGGCACTTGACCGGATCAATGACGATACTGAATTTCCTCCGTTAGTCTACTCGAATCACCGTCAGGTGTTCTACCCTTCAGGGAATCAGGCCACTAACTTCGAAGACCCGGAGAACGGGGGATCCCTTCGGGCCTTCACTGAGCGGCGACTTGAGATCCGTCATGATAGCGACCTCGAGCAAGAAGTGCTTGAGGAGATTGATGGGTTCGGAGTAGATCGACCTAGGGCCTACATTGAGCAGGTTTTTGGGACCTACGTTGGGAATGACCCTTTTTCTACCTTAGGGCAACGCCAGTATGGTCGAGTCCTAAAGCCGAAGATCTTTGAGGACTTCGACCAGACAGCGGCCCCCTCTGGTTTCTCACTCGATGAGTGCCTTCGTCCACCCAGTACTACTGTGGACGAAGCTCTCACGATGGCAGCGGCCTATTTGTTTCGGATTACTCCTCCGAGATCAGCTTCGAAGAATCAGTTTGCTGTAGCAGTCTCCAAGCAAGGGAAGCTCTTCATCAACATTCCTGGATCCTCGAGCGAGAACTACTCGACCAAGAATGTGTCAGTGGAAGCTAATCTTGAGGGGGCAATCAAAGCCCGTATTGGGGCGTGTACCCCAGACAAGTACTCGATCCACCTCACTTTAGATGGTGGGATCTTTCTGGATGTAGGGTCCAATGCAAAGGGTGAGTGCATAACTACCAACTTCAGAGGGGCGATCAAGAATATCTTCAGAGGTGGTAGTAACTCCGTGGATGACGTGGCCCATAGTATCGATGTCCAGGGTAACACTGAGACTCACGTATCAGGGACTGATATCCAGGTCGTCAAGGGGTCTTACCAGAAGACCGTGGACGGAAGTCACACCATCAAGGCTAGTACGGTCAACCTGCACGGACTCAATGGAGCCAATGTCAACGTAGGGGGGTGGAACTCTACTATTTCAGGTAAGACGCAGAATTACTACGCCATGTTGTACCAGGAGACTGTGGCTCTTGGAGGTAAAATCTGCACAATCCTCGCCGGTGGGCATGTGGAGAACATTGTCGCTGGTGCGAAGACTACCACTGTGGCTGCTGGTGCTGTTGCTGTCAATTGTCCGGCTGGTGCCTATGCTGTCACAGTAGGGACTGGAGCCATCTCAATCACTACTGGAGTAGGGGCCGTTGCTATCTCAACAGGTACCGGTGCAGTATCCATTAGTGCAGGCTTAGGTGCTATTGCGATTACGGCTGGTCTTGCAATGAACCTCACCGCCCCTACCATCATCTCCCTGACTGCTCCGAAGGTAATGCTAGGGGGTCCTGCGGCTCTGCTTGGTGTAGCAAGGGGAGCCCCTATGATGCCCCCAGGGAGCCCTAGTTTGGATTGGATAACAGGGCTACCCCTTCAGGGGTCTCTACTAATCGGTTCAATCTGAGATGCCTCTTGCCGCACCAACCCTCACAGTAACCCTCACCACCTCCCTACTTGGAAGTGGTATGATCGGATCTGCGACCCCCAAGTTCGCATCTGGAGTTGCTCAGGGTGTAACCTTATGGGTAAAGAAGCTGTCAGTTCAGACAGTTGATGCGGGAGTAGCTGGAGTAGGGACTGGTTTGTTCCCTTTCCTTATACCCCCACAGCTGTTAATGGCTAACTTACTAGCAGCTTATGTTGCCAACGGTCAAATAGGGCCTATGGCACCACTGGAGGCGGTGGGGCTTGCAAATGGCCTAGCAATGGGTCTCCTTACTGGATTGATCAAGACAACCCACCCAACTGTAGGGGCGGGGGCAGGAGTAGCACGCATCAGTGGACCTCCCGCCTATTCTTCTTTGATGCAAGGCTTTAGTAGTGTTGGCATCAAAGGCCAAGGAGCTACAAAGAAAGCAAATGCAATCTCCACAGCTCTTATGCTCACTCTTCAAGTTATTACCTTACCAATTCCGATTGTAGGTCCCGTGGGGCCGTCCCCGTCTTCAGGTATTGGGTCGGGTAAAATCGTCTAAATGCAGATGAGGATTAGATGCCGTTCAGTATTCAGGGTTACGTACTTGATAAGCCTCGTGTTGGTGCTGCAAACAGCCCTTATACCGCGAGTCCTGATGACTTTGTTTCGAACCCGTCTGATTACAGTGCTGTGTTCGGGACAGATGAGAGTAGCCCAGGTCGTGTAGAGTACCTGACGTTAGTACTGGAAGATGGGAATCTTCCAGTTGTTAGGCTTGGTTGGACTAAGAATGAAGGTGGGATCCAGAGGTTCGACTACGACGGATCCATTGGAACCTTCAAGCCCCTGCCAGGTGGGAAGAGGAGAGTTGTCGGTACCTTAGGTCCCGACTCAAACACTACTCGTCTTCAAGTACTCAAGCCAGCGGGGTCAAACCCCTATCGGATTTCGGTGGGGGTAATTGGAAGCGGTACTACCTTTCCGGTTACTACCGTAGTTGATGATGGGGTTTTTGGGTCTCCTGTTTCAGGTAGTGTAGAGCTCAGTCTCGCTACTGGGAACCTTAACTGGAACATCACGGACATTACGACCACTTATCTTGGTCAAGTCGTCCTTTTCCAACAGCAGGCCCCATTCTCTTTTAAGGAATCAACCGGAGATCTTGGTACTCTTGGTACTGATGTCATTCTCCTGAACCCGATTCCCGAGGCAACTCAAGTCCCTCTCCTTCGATTTGGTTTCGGTCTATACCTAACACCCATCAGTGTTGCAAATGAGGCTTCCCTTTCCCCAGATCCTCCAATTGGGTCATTCAAGTGGGCCAATACTACAGGGCGGGTTCGATTCAATCCTACTGATGAGGCATCCAGTACTGGGGTCCCTGTCTACTACGATGGTATTCTTTTTGAAGTCAATCGACAGTTACCTAGAGAACTCATAGGGTCAGTATCTTCCCCAAGTCCTATGACCCTCCCCTCAGTTGGAGGTGACTTGGTCTTCTTGGCTCTGGATGGACTGGGTACGATTAAGCATCAGTTCTCTGACTTCATTCGAGTCACTGCTTTCACTACAGGGAAGACTGATCAGGTTCAAATTCGAACCAGTGATGGTCAAGTTCAATTCTCCCCTACAGACGTTTTGAGGTATGGTTCCTACTTTGCTCAAGTAGTGAGTGGGGACTTTGTAATTGAGGCTGGTTTAGCTGTTAGGTTCTTCCGATCACCTGTGAACCCAAGTGGTACTACCCCCTCAGTGAAGGACCTTGCTGCTTACTATCCAACCACTGAGGCCAAGCTGGCTGACCCCATCATCGGGGCTCCCATGGTCTTCCTGCCTGTACTTCCAATCGACAGCCTTTCATACCCAATCACGGTAGCAGTTCAGCAAGGGACTGGGAGCTTCACCGGAACCCTCCCTCGCTTGGATGTACCATCTCCGCCGGCTGGGGTAGGGTATACGATTGACTTTGATGCCAAGCAATTGAACTACGCTCAGAGGAAGAACCTCGAGGTTATCCCGATCACAGAACCTTCTTCGGCTATCCAATTGGACCCCGGAGTCAACCCTTCCAACGCATTATTTTCCCTGAATCAAGGTGCTGGTTACGTTCCGTTGACCATTGGGGTTGACACTCTACTAGATGCTCAAGCGGGATCCCTTACCTTCGTTAGTCAGACAGGGACTTTGATCACTAGTGGGTCTGGGGGATCAACCCCAACATCCTCCACGGTCTTCGTAGACCTCTCTGCAGACTTCAGTTCAGTGCTCCCAGGGGATTTACTCATCCTACCCACAGGGGCTTCCAAGGGGGTCTACAGCATCATCACTGTTCAGAGTTCAACCCGCCTTCTTATTGATGCTCCGGTTACTCTGCATTCAACCAACCTGACTTATGAGGTCCGAAGGAGCCAGGAGGTACTAGTCGATCGGTTCTTTCAGCCTATTCAGCTGGTAGATCCAAACGTCAAGTTGTACTTGGTTCGAGGGTCCACTACGACTCTTCTTACTCCAGGTAAGGATTACAGGGTTAGCTCAGATCTAGGGACCTTCCAGACTACTTTCCGTCTTCTTGCGATGGATGAGTTGCACATTACCTACCCCTCGAGCCAGGACAATCCAGATGCGACGGTGATTCCTCTGGTGTTGACGGTTAATGAACGGGCTACCTTCCTTGTCAGGAAGGAGTTGACCACTCATACGTCTCCAACTTCTATCATTCCGTTCAACCCCAATGGTAGAACTGTTGCCTCTAATCCAGCCCCCGCAGTGTTTCGAGGCGGTCGACCTCAAGATCCAAGTCAGTATTCAATCAACTATACAACCTCAACGATCACTTTCCTCCCAGATGTACTTCCAACGCCCTCGGGGTTCTCTGTTATCTCTGACGCTTTACCCCATGGGGCGATAGTCAACCCAGATGAGAACGTCTACATTGACTACAATATCTATGAGGCTCTTGGAGGAGAGAATACGGTTTCAGTCCTGAAGCCTAATCTCATTCTCATCCCGGTTCAGATTATTGATGGGGCTTCATCGTTTACAGTCACAGGGGACCAAAGATCTGTCTTCCCTGCCAACTACCTCCTTCGGATTGAGGCAGAGGCAGTCTACTACTTGGCAGCCCCTACCTACGACTTAGCAACTAACCTTACAACGGTGAACCTGCTTGCACCCCAAATGTTTAGTGATTCGTTCACTAATCCGAACCTTTACATCTCGACAGGTTCTCTTCTGATCTCACCTTCTCAGCCACAGTACTTCGTACCAGAGCTTACCTTATTCAACCCCAACCCAAGAGGGATGAATCAGTTCAAGCTTCCGGGGGACCATACTTCCGAGTACATTGGTGGGAAGGTAGTCTACTTTTCAGGCTTAGGTTTCAATGACTTCTATCTAGTGTCTGGGTCGACACTAGATTCAACGTCGACTACTACGGTCACAGTCACTCAGAATATGGAGAGAGAGTACAATACCTCCTCCTTTACTCTGCAGAAGTCAGTTCGTCCGGTGTATGAGGCTAACGTAAAGAGTGTTCAGACCAGTGGGTCTCCGGCGATCCCGGTTCAAGATCCCCCATTGACACTCCTTGATGCCGTTATCCTCTTCAAGAAGATCCCGGGTCAAGTTGGAGCGATCCTGGTATCGCCAACGGACTTCAAAATTGATGATGCAGGAAAGGTTACTCTTACTACTCCCCTGTTAGCAGGGGAGTCTTTGGGGATCCTCTACACTAAGTATCGGGTAGTGAGTTCAGGGCAGCTTCGAGCTTCCTACACTTCAATCATTGTCCCCACTGCTGATAACGGACTACTCAATCAGATTCTAGTTGAGTCCTTCACTACTTATATCCCTGATTCGTTCTACATTCGAGTTGAGACTATGTCCAACTTCAGGGGTCAATTAGCTCAGCAGTACAAGGCTGAAGCTAGTGCGTCTTCCCCCTCAAGTGGCCCGAGAGTAGATAACGCTTCTCAGCCAAAGCTCTACGAGCAAGGTCAGGAGTCGGTCTACTTCACCGAGGGTGAGCTAGCAAATGAGGATCTTGTTGCTAGGGTTACTCTTAAGTTCTATCACGATACTATCAACTACCTAGAGGATATCCTTCAATACATGGATGGTAGGGTAGTTGGGGATTGGGACGGTAGGTTCCGATTTGATGGTAGTACTGGTTCGGTTGTTACTAGTTTCAACCTTGCAACGAACCAGATTGATGATCGGATCAAGATCTCCAACTTCCCTATTGCCTACCCGGGGCCTGTTTTTGTAGGTACTTACATTCAGGCCTACGAAGCCGGAACTCAAAGTAGGGTCTACCCAACTACGGCCACAGTATCTCAAGCGGCCCAAGCTGGGGCAGCTACGGGAGATCCCATTCTCGACTTTGATGTGAAACCCCTAACAGGGTCTACTCCAACTGTCTTTAAGAGATTTCAATGTGCTCTAGTAACTCAAGCCTCTAGGGTAGGGGACACTACTCTGTATGTGGATAGTACAGCCGCATCGGTAAACCCTCCACTTCGCCCTGCGTTTGGAAATGGCCTTAAGATAGCCATAGCTTCCCCTACTACGGTTTATGTTTCGGATGGGTCCCCACTAACAGTCGACTCTGTGACTGGTACTACTATTGAACTAACTGACCCACTTGCGGTGGTGATTCCGGTAGGGGCAACGGTCTACTTGAGTACTCAAGATAGTACTTACCAAAAGAGCTATCGAGTAGGGTCTGATGTCACTCTTGATACCGAAAAGGGCTACCTGCTTTATGTAAAGCCCTATCCGCCCTTTGATGGATCTGATGCTTTGGTCCCTCCTTCACTTAGGATTCAAACTCCAGTAGGTGGAGACCTCCTTCAGGGGACTGTCCTCTTCTCGAACCTCAGTACCTCTCCTAAGAAGTTTCCTGCCCTTTATGGGGAAGCCTTTGACGACAATGGTGATCAGAGGTACCCGCTCAAGAACCCCTCCTTATTGCGTGAGACTGGTTCAGGAGGCCCTAGTTACCTTGGGACCGAGCTTACTTATGTCCAGCCTGGGACAGGCCTCCTTGTGTCACCCTATACGGTCCCCCCCTTCGTAGGTAGCGGCTCACTGAACCTAGCCAAGACAGTTATCACTCTCACTACTGGTACTTTTCCCAGCCCTGCTCCAAGGGAAGGGGATCTTGTTAGGTTCTTGACGGGGCCTAATGCTTCATCAGCCTACCATCGGATATCCTCAGTGACGGCTAATTCTGTCATGGTAGATGTGGCATTTGGGAATACTGGGACAGGGGGCTTTCAGATTACTGTCTCGAATAACCTGCAGTCTGGGACGACTTGCACCACGTCGGGGGCGGTTCTGACTGACCCTGCTGCCAACTTCAACGCCGTAGGGGTCAAACCCGGGTATACTGTGGTTATTGACCAAGTAGCACACGCCTCAAATCGAGAGAGGCGGCAGGTAGTGTCCGTAGATACAGACACTCAGTTGACTCTTGATCAACCTTTCTCAACTTCGGTGCTGTTAGTTACCTATCGGATCTGTAACCCCCTCAATACCTTTAGTGACTTGGACCTTTTGGTTAGCAATGAAGCAGATCTGACCTCAATCCTCTTCACTAATTCAAATAGTGAGTTCAATTCTGTAACGTCTTTTTTCAATAGTGTCTTCACTGACAAGTTAATTCCAACCGTTGCTTCAGGTACTATTACAGGTGACATTCTAACTAGTACTGGAGTGGACTTTAGTGCTTCTGGTGTTGAGGTAGGGGATTATGTATTTGCCCCTATCCCTCAAGCAAGTGAGGGTGTTTACGAGGTTCTTCAGGTCATAGATGAGACTCACCTGCAACTAGATGTCACTCCCGTGGCTGGAGTTGTCACATTTAGAGTGTGCTCTGCTTTTGGGGTATCCAAGGAAACCCTAACCTACTTACTTACTCAACAGCAGCAGTCATTTGCCTTCTACAACACGATATCCCCTTGGCTTTCGATAATTCAAACTCCAGTGTCAGTAGTGACTCCCACCTTACCAAGCGGTGACTATCGCTACTTCACTAGGGCTTTTGATGTTACCTCGATTTCTAACCGAAACACGACGGTGACAAGTCGGCAGTCTGATCTAGTTACCTCTATTGGGACTATCAGTTCCATCATGTCATCTGTGGATCGTCTTTATGACAGTAGGTACGCTTGGATCGACGCTAGGATCAACCTACAAACAGGTATTCTAGTGAAGAAGAAGAGAGCAGTGGCTGACAGAGTCAAGGCTCAAGCAGACATTCTGACCTCGATGATTAAGCTTTTAGCAGTAGAGTGAGGAACCATGTCAGAAGAGAAGAAAGACCCTGATGTACCTCAGATCAACTGGGAGCATCGTAAGGAGTTTGGGATCAATTCCAAACTACGAGAAGCAGTCCTCCTCACTAAAGATGCAACTCAGAGTGAGATTGCAGTTCTTCGGCGCAAGCTTGAACGTCTCACTTACGGGAGTTAATGAATGGCTAACTGGGAGGCTCTAGAGGTCAAGATTCCGGGCAAGGACTTACTGGAGGACGTACGTAGTTCTCTTGAGGCTCTAGTCACGTTCATGGAAGTTATCAAGGCCCTCCTTGAGACAATCAACATCTTCCTCATCGACTTTGGAAACCCGATCCGCCCTCTAGTACAAGCTCTCTTAGCCTTGGTACAGCAGCTGTTCAATAGCTTGAAGCAGACAGGGTTGTATGGGCTCTTTGATGTTCCAGATCCAACTCAGGACCCTAACTTTGACCGATTCAAGGGAGGGTATCAGGCCTTCACTGAGAGATTCAAAGCATCCCTCTTTGATTCAAAGGATCCCTATCGACCTCAACCAGCAGCAGGGCAAACTCTGAGTGGGTTCGTCCTAATAGTGGCGGATGCAGAGACGGTATACGGGATGCTTAGGTTGATGAAGATCCTCCTTCGGTTCTTTGGGAAGGAGATCACTGCAGCTAAATATGCGGCTCCAGCAAATGTCAGGATCTTCCCTGCTGGATCAAAACCAGGAGCTATGGGGGGTACTAACTTTGACCCTATTCTTCAGGTAGCCTCGGTCTTTGGTGCGACACTCAAGGGGTTTGCTGTAGAATGGACTCTTGCAACTAACCAATTCCCACCGGACCCAGGGTTTAGTGACTTGGTGGCAACGGTCTCAAGTGAATTGATTCCTCATCGGTGGCTCATCGAGAAAACAGGTCGCAACGGTGGTCCTCTCACTCTCACCACTAGTGCGGAAACTAACTTTGAGGATAAGAGAGGTAAGGCAGTTAGTCGTGAGGTTCCAGTTCGAGATGAGAACGGGGACTATTTCCGCCAATTCGAGAAGTACATTGTCATTGATCCGACCGCTGCAACCTCGACATTCCTTCTTGGGCAGTTAGGTAAGTTCAGGTTCCTTGATAGTGATGTGGTAAAGGACATTGACTACTACTATCGAATACGAGCCTTTAGTGGGTCTCTCGTAGTAGCCTCAGACGGTACTCTTGAACTACCTCCTGTTGAGGTGAAGGCTGACACGAATGAGTACATTCAACGTTGGCCAAGTAGTGACCCAAATGATCCAGTCATCATGGGGCGGCCTAGTCAGATCATTTCATGCAGGATCCCTACTCTACCCACAGACTTTGATGTAATCACTGTAGTGGACTACACTTTCAGGATGGCATTTGCCTTAGGGTTCCACTTACCCTTGGATGCAGATGCAGCTTTTGATGTAGACGGTAGACCCATAAGTGGCACCGCTGCATCTCAGGTGGGGCGAGGGTCTCTCCTCAACATTGGTGGAGCTCTGTCAAGCATTATACCGATCAGCTTTGCGGGTACAATTACCGCAGACCCTACCACTGGGGTATTCCCCGACGTCACTCAAAACTACCTGTCCGTGAAGTATCAGTCGATAAGGTTGGCTCAGGATGTTGGTTCCTCACTTCTTCAGAATAGTGGGATGCTGAACCCCATAAGGGATGCATACAAGAGTGGGATCCCGCAAGCGATACCTGAAGAGGGTAATTTTATCGGAAGCAGTAGCACCATTGAGGAGATGATCTATGCCTTCAATAAGATCCCTTCTGACTTCCCTGGGGTATACCGACCTGAGGTCTATGAGACCTATGATGCAGCCTTTGCTGACGTGAATGTTCGCCTAAATCTCATCTCTGTGATCACCCTCATCAAGTCCTTTACTCTTGGGGGTACTACTCCTGATTGGGTGTCTGTCAGCTTACTACGAGACATCATTCCGTGGAGTGGTCAGTTCATCTACGACCTATTGAATCGGATTGAGGCTTTAGTTGACGCCTTCAAGTCGGCGGTTGATGAGATCAAGGCATTCATCGATACAGTGATCAGGAAGATAGATATCCTAGAGAGATTTATCAAGTACCTGATTGAGATCCTCAACTACTTGGATAGTTTCTCAGCCGGATTCTATTTCCTTCAGTTACCTAGTACTTCGGGGGGGATCCCCGCGTGGATTGATGCAATCGACAATGCAGGAGGCACTAAACCACCCTCAGGACCTGGGGGTTACACTGCCGGAGTCTCATTGGCCTATGGTGGGACCAACGTGGATGCTTTCGTTGCGGCCTTCAGCTTAATCTTCTGATTAGAAGGCTTGATAAGATGTTGGATTTCCTCGGGACATTTAACAAGTCACAATTTAACCGCCTCGCTGCTTATGCTCGGGGTCAGCTTACTTATATCGATAAGCGAATACAGCATCTGACTATTGAGAGGCAGAGGATTGGGTTCCTTCAGTTCGCTTACGACTCAGCAGGGCAACCAACCTCTTACGCTACGGGCCAGCCAGGATTTGCTACTTACATTGGGAAGCTCATGTCTGCTTATGAGGTTCTAGGTGGGGACCCATTTTACGACCTGCAAGTCAGAGCCATGAGTGATCCTGTCTACTACCGGAAGGGGACCGAGACTGCTCAAGCAAAAGTGTTGTCGAATGGTGAGCCCGTTCCTCAGCAAGGTCTTGCTGACGGTCCCTCTGGAAATGCCGTCCGTTCTATTCGTTATTGGACAGAGGGTAGCATAGACCGTCTGGATAGGATTGAACGAAAGGTTCGTCGGGCTATTGACTACGCAGACCAGCTACAAAGTGAGATCAACAATCTCACTTCTATACGAAAGTCTGTCGAGGTGAGTGGTTCTCTGGAGAATCTGATTGCTCTAGTTAATCAGTTATTCACCGATACCAGCTATAGGGCTATTGCTGACGATAAAGGAAAAGACTCGTTCGGGAAGGTTGTCTACGCACCAATGTCTTCGTACGACCAAGGCGGAAACAGAGCCCCGGTGGAGGGTCAGGTCATTGAGAGGGGTAGCGCTGGCTATACAACCTCAGGTGGGGGGACTCCATGAGTTATGATCGCCAGTTAGACCAGCTATGCCCTCACTTGGTAGTTGAAGAGTACTTGTTAATGCGGGGTAACCTACAGGTTGCTACTCCGATTAGGCCTATTTCATCCATCAACTCGGTAGTAGTTCGAGTTAACGGAGTAACTGAGGTCCCTTCTACTGGGGTGGACCTTCCTGCACAGTCAGTAGGGTCTACTAAGGGTCCTTTCACTATAACTGCTGGGGTAAACAACAACCTTCAGGTCAAGGTCGGTAATGGTGCTTGGCAGGTGGTTACTATTCCTGGTGGAGTGAGGCTTTCAGCTAACCAAGTAGCCCTACAGGTATCCTCCCGCCTCCAGGGAGTTAAGTTCACTTCAGATGGGGTTCGAGTTGGATTCCAAACAGATCTTCGTGGAGCAGGGGCTACTGTTTTCTTCCACTCTGATAGTCCACTAGCTATCCTGCTAGGGATCAAAGTGAATCGCCAGTATCGTGGGAAGTTGATCTTTCCTGGGTGGACTTTAGTCAGTAATCCTAATACCTTGAGTGATCGCCCGAGTCGGATGATAGTATTTGATCAGCCTCTTAAGGCTGACTTGAATTACCTTGAGGTAAACTACACGACTGTTCGACAAGAGTGTCGAAGATGTGGTGGTCTTGGCGTTGAGAATGATTGGCGCTATGGGGTTACTGGTGATGTAGTAACCGTTCAGGATGAGATCCTTCTGATTCAGGAGATTCAGAAGATAATCTACACTGTTATGGGAACTAACCCCTTCCATAACTGGTATGGGACATCAATCATTGAGTGTATTGGCAGTAAGATAGCGGTAGGGGGTGTCCTTCAAAACAAGATCACTTCAGACATCTACACTGCGTTCACTCGATGGCAGTCAATCAAGAAGGGTCAAGAGGAGAAGGTCGGGCAGTTTGTATCGGATTCTGAGTACCCCTTCCAACTCCAAAGCGTGACCCTGGAGCAAAGTCAGAATGACCCAACCGTCATTTTCGTCACAGTAGTAGTGATGAATCGCTCCCTTAAGCCTATTCAGATTGTACGGGGTTTGAAGATTCCACAGCCGGATAATCTGCTTGGATCTACTCAACAGAAGTCCCTGGTTCAGGGTCTCCAGAACTTCCAACTGGTTCAGTAAGCTATGGCCACAGCTCCACAGATTGCATACCGAGATGGATCTGGGTTTACCCAGATCCTAGTGTTCTCTACTAACCTAGAGTCTATCTTCATTACTGGCGAGGTTGCTAGTACCACCTCAGATATCCAGGTTTCGATCAACGGAGCTGCCTTCGTTTCAGATCCGACTCTAGTGCAGTTTGATCTGCCAACTTTTACAGTGCCAAATCAATCTAGCTTCCCTGAGGGGTTAGTACTGAGCCCCGGGTTGAACACTATCCTAATTCGAACTATCGATATCTCGGGAGGAGTGAGTATCTCCTCTACTGTCTCCGTGACTTTGGTGCTTGGGGTTGATGTCCTTCAGGTAGACACGCCCTCTGGGATAAAGGTTAGTAGGGTTCGAGATGCAGTGAGTATCTTTTGTGCCCTTCCAGCCCAAAGATTCAGCCCGAATGGGTCACCAATACCCAATAACTTCTTGGGTTACAACTTCTATGCATCTACTTCGCCAGGCGGCACTACCGGCTACTACCAGATAAATGCTGCTACGGTATCCGCAAAGTCTACTACCTTCGATGAGAAGGCGACTCAGTTTGCTTCGGATCAGACAGTTTTCCCAAGTGAGAGCTCATTTGTTGAAGTCCAACTAACTCAGTTGGACACCCTAGGGAATATTCAAGCAGTTAAGTTTGACAAGACCTACTCTACTTCGGCCTACAGTGAGAATATTCGATTCACTACTACGTTAGAGGATTACGAACTCATTGAGTACATCGTATTTCAGCACAATAGGGCTGGAAGCTCAGATAGTATCAATGAGGACCAATTCTCTGGCGTCTCAGACACGGATCCACTCTACTACGTAGTAACAGGGGTGTACTTCGACCCAAACACGGGTCAGGAGATAGAGAGTGCTTACTCCCAAGAGGTTTTAGGTACTCCGCTCGTTATCGATACGTCGATCAGATCCCTACCGGGTAGAACTCAATTCCAAGTCCTCACTGACTTCATCAAATCCATCCAAAGAGTGGACTCAACTGTAAGCTTGATCCCAGGGTCAACGACTAGGGACGTATCCATTGATCCGTTCACCTCAGAAGCGGAGCGCTTGTACTTCTTGGTGGACTTCGTCCATCGAACTCAAAGCTTTCTCACTCTCCTTCAGATTGACGATGCAAATGGGGATGGGGTTTCGGATCCAGTAGAGGGGAGCTCTTACAAAACCGCTCTGAAGTTTGCCCTTGGCTATACGACCAATGACGCGGTTCAAAGCATCATCGATTCAGGCTTTGATAAGCTAGCAGGGAACGTAAATAAGAAGAGGTTACCCGGTCGACCCGCTGTTGGCCAGGCAGTATTCTACACTTACTCCAGGCCTGTTTTTGACATCCCAGTTCCGACAGGGACTATCGTCACTACGGTTGCAGACAGTTCTCTGGGAGTCCCCACCGTTCGATTTAGGGTTGGTGGTTCCTACATCATGGTGGCGGCCCAGGCCGACTCCTATTACAACTTCGATACCAAGCGGTATGAGCTCATTGCGGATATCGTTGCAGAGTCGGTTGGTTCTGATGGGAACCGTCCAGCTGGGCAGATCACGAGTGTCTCAGGGGCTCCTGGTTTCCAAGTCATCAACACTGAGGCTACCGTATTTGGATCTGACCTTGAGAGTAATGCAGACCTAACCACTAGGTGCCTTCTGGGCTTCTCTGTTGATACGGGTACCGAAGGAGGCTACGCCTCTACCTCAGCTGAGCAGATTGGGATCGTCAAAGCCAAGATCGTCAAGAGTGGTGACCCACTCATGATGAGGGACTATGACCCGGTTCGCCACAAGCATATTGGGGGTAAAGTAGACATTTGGACTCAGGGCCTTCAAGAACGTCAGGTCAGTGAGAAGTTTGCTTTCACTTTTGAAGTTGCTCAGAACATCCAATGTGTGGTCCTTGATGCGGTGAATCTGGTTTTCCGGGTACAAGATAGCCGGGTAACTGTCAATACTCCTATCACTGAGATCTTGGATAACCTAGCTCAGGGTTTAGGGGTTCGGAATGTCACTCAGGGGTTGGATTACCTTGTTACTGGAGCCCTTATCCTCGACTACCAGACCTTCAAACTTGACCCGACTATTGTTGGTCAAGTTACCACCAACGTGGATGATGTAGTTACCGCCGACTATCGCTTCCGAGTTATCAATCAATTCAAGTTCAGCTTCCAGCCAGTTCGTAGGGTGGTGTCTGTAGTGGGAGAGGTTTCGGGTACACTCAGTAGCTCACTAGGGTATGATCTCTACAAGACAGATGATCCTCTCATCGACGGTGAGAGCACAATCTCGAATGACTACTTATCCATCAATCAAGTTGGTGGGGTACCCTCTGGAAATAGCATTCAGATCAACAACGAGTCTCATGTGCTCATTAGCTTCCAAGAAGAACCTCTCGGAAGTATAGGTATCAACACGAAGACTATTAGAGTCTTCAACTCAGATCGTACTATAGAGTATGATGGGCCTGATGCAACTCTACCAGACTACAAGGTCATTGACGGTACCTCTACTACTCCAACTCGATTGGCTAGGACTTCCACGTCAGACATCGCCAATGGGGCTACTGTATCCGTTGACTACTCGCACGATGAGAACTTCACCGTCAGCTACGTGATCAATGACCTACTTCAGCAGCTTCAGAGAACTGTTAACTCGAAGAGGCATGTCACGGCTGATGTAGTGGTTAAAGAGGCCATTGAGAACTCAATCAACATCGAGACTACAGTCAAGCTTCTATCTGGGGCTACTAAAGACAAAACCGATCCAGAGATCCGTTCGAAGGTGAGCTTGGGATCAAATACTAGGCTCATTGGGCAAGGGTTGGCTCAATCCGATGTGATTCATGCTATCGATGCCTCCTCTGGGGTTGATTACTTAGTAGTCCCTATGGCCCTAATGGCCTACGCAGATGGGTCGAGGAAGCTTCGGGAGAAGATCTCTTCAGCCTACCACTCTCTCAGCTCTCTAGATATCGGTGGAAACTTAGCCTATATCTTGACTACGGGGTTCAGCTCACCCACCACTGATGGTGGTGGGTTGGTGACAGAGCATAAGGGTGTATTCCAGGACGATGAGGCACTGGTCCTATCAGGGTCTCTTGCTACTGTAGCTTTTGCTGCTGGTCAAGCCTTCATCATAGGGTCAAGCGGGGCAGTTATTGCTGGGTACACAGATACTGCTACTTTGGTTGCTGAGGGGTTCCTAACTACTGCTGATCAGCAAGCGGAGCTCTTGAGGAGGACTGCAAACCATGCGGTTACCTCTATCTCAGGATCTGGTGTACCCTTGGATACTCCGGGTAACCACTCATACAGCGTGACCTATGTAGTGAGGGGGGATTCAGGCTCCAAAGACATATCAGCTTCTGATGTTGAGTTTGTGGACCTCGGTAACTTCACTATCACTTACTCCACGAGTACCTAATGCCAAGGTTCGTTACAGACCCAGATCGCCTGAACTCTACCATAAGTCAAACTGGTAAAGAGTACAATTTGAGGCTCGTTCAGAGGGCTTCAACTATCTTCACCAACCTAATGAACTTCCTTCCGAGTAATTACATCTCAACTGTCCAGGGTCCTAATTACTCAGTTGAGCTCAAGGCAGTTGCGGTGGAGCTCGCTCGTCTTGAGCTTGCCTTGGAGGATGTAGCTGCTGATGAGGAATTCGGAAAAACGAGAACTGACTTTCTCTATAGTCTCATTGGGTACATGGTGTTCCTGAACAACAAGCTACCTATTACTCAGTTTGACGACTTAGAGTTCAGGACCTTCTTGATCAACGTGATTAAACTCTACTTTCAGGGTTCGATTCCGGACACTATGCGAGAAGGGGTTCAGTTATTTATCTCTGATAACGTAACCATCACAGAGAACTTCTTGTTGGTGAGGGCCGGTGCTTCTGGGTATGACATCTCAGACCAATTCGGGTTCCAAATTGACATTTCTAGTATTGGGTCTCCCGGATTCCCCGCAAACTTCTTTGATATGGATACCAACATCCGGTTAATTCTGGATATTATGCGTCCTGCTCACACTCTCTTCAGGATTAGGTACTTATTCACGGATGAGTACACTCCGAACCCAGATCAGGGAGGTAAGATCCTTGATGTGATGCGATGGAGTATGTCGAACTACTACTACGAGGACTTTCGACGTTATCCCCGGGGGTTGAAAGACAAGGATCGCTTGGGTACTAAGGTAAACCAGGTTGTCGTCGGGGAAGATCACTCTGATGACTTCTAACGTTGAAATTTCTTCTGATAAGTAGGAGTCAATACCATGCTCATTCAGGTCAACGAACTCAAAGGCCCAAGAGCCAAAGCACGAATTGTTCACGAGCGCCCCTATGACTATGACGAGAAGCGTGGTGTATGGCTTCGCAGGGTCATCGACGAGCAGGAGTCTTCGAACATCGTCACTGACGCAGGTCGGGTTAGGATCCACACTTACCTCTATGGGTCTGGTGGGCAGCGAAGTGGTCTTGGTGGAGGCCTCAACTATCTAGCTCTCTCTGATGACAGTACTACTCCAGCTGCTGGGGACACTGCACTTACCTCTGAGTTGACCTCCCTTGGTCTAGCTCGAGCAGCTACTACGGTTACATTACCTACCGGTTCTGGGACTCAGACAGCCCTTGTGAAGGTCTTTACCTTCCTTGGCGCTGGACCTCAGGGGGTCCAGAAGATGGCTCTCTTTGACAGCCCTAGTGCGGGTACAATGGCCCATGAGATTCAGTTTGTGCAACGAACCCTGTTCCTGAATGACAACCTAACTTTCACTGTGGCGATCAACCTGGCGTAAACTACCCGCATTATGTTGAAGCTAGGAGAGATCAATGACTCAAACAGGTAGACTTGGTACCGGTCTAAGTCAACCTGGGAATATTCTACTTGGGTTTGACGCTCCGAATCCGATTAGTGTGAGTGCTACTCTCGCTGGGGACTCCTCAGTAGCTTCGAGCTTACGAGAGGCATACTCACTAATAGCCAGCTTCGCTGGGGACTCCTCAGTAGCTTCGAGCTTACGAGAGGCATACCCACTAGTAGCCAGCCTCACTGGGGACTCTTCGTTAGTAGCTCCTGTAACCTGTAGTAAAGCTGTCAATGCAGTACTAACTGGGTCTTCTACTCTAGCTCCCAACTTACACAGTCAAACAAGCATAAGCGCTAGCCTCTTTGGTACTTCTTCGATCTATGCTTCGAGCTTTTCCACTAAGTTAGAGCACACGATCTTTACAGATAAGGGGCCCATTGTAAAGCCTGAGTTGACTTTACAGAGTGGATCTGGAGGGTCCGTTCAGATCTCCCCTTCAGTTCATTTTGGGAGCATCACTCTCAATGAGGTGACTTTACCTGGAGGTAGCTTCACTACTAGTCACCTTGGATTGTACTTAGAGCTACAAGGGTCGGCAGTAAATAGCGGGCGCTATTTCATTTTAGGTGTTATCAGTCCGACACGGCTCAAGCTTCAGGCTACCTTCCATCTCCCAGATCCAAACAACGGATCTCTCACTTGGAGGCTTTATGACCCAAGGACTGGGGAGATTGCTGATGATCCCTCTGACGTTGTAGTTTGGGTTAATGGGGTTCAAGTACCAGCTTTATCCGTAACCGGGCTCCTAGGGGAGATAGTCTTACCTATTACCCCTCACTCGAATGATGATGTTCTCGTTGATTATTCTTGGGTTCACCAACCTACAGTTGAGATTAGGAGACTGAACTCCAAGGAATTTCGACTCAATGCCTGGGGTATTAATACAGGGGTCATAGCGGATAGCCAGCACAGTTATAGCTACCGGAATGTTCTTCCGAGTCCTTCACACTTTACCCCGTCTACTCTTACGGCTGAGCAAGCTCAGCCTCTACTTAGGGAAGTGTTCTATCGGGCATTTGAACGATCTTATTCAATAGCATTGAATGACCCTAATCTTTTGGTACTGAATACCCCAATTCACAAGATTGGTTACCCTCCATTAAGTAGGCAGATCCCTGAGGTATCAGTTCTCTACTCTGCAAGCACTCTTCCGGAATTGGACCCGACCAATCCTTGGGAGCGTAGGGGGTCTGGGGTCGCTACGATCTCTAGTGGGAACCTCACTGTAATAGACAATACCTCTGGGTCATACCCAACGGGGCAACCTTTCTACTGGACCCGTGGGGTGGATCAAACATACCCCCACATCTACGCTTCAACTTGGAGGTTGCAGGTTAATTCCGCTACCCCAGATGGCGTTTTCACTGGAGTAGTAACAGGTTGGTCTGACTCTATTCATGCCGTTGTCTTAGGTTACTTGATTGAAGGTGGGGTCCGCAAGATAGGGTTCCTCAAGAAGGGTTTTGGAGACAGGCTCTCCTTAGTTACCGCATGGAGTGGAGGGTTGAGTGGAGGGACTTCGACTGGACTCCCCTTCGACTTTGATTGGTCAACCTTGCACTCCTATCGCTTGAACAGAGACACCTCTGGAGTAATTCGCTTCTTTGTAGACGGGGAGATCGTGGAAGATCTCCGAATCACCGAAGATGAGCTTCCTTTCCTTGAGGAGCTCAATGATGACTTCAATGAGATTCAGAATGTGTTCTTCGGCTCTTTGAGTCGAGAGGCCATGAGTC